CACGACGTGGGGGTGGACATTCAGTTCAGCGAGGATGCTCGCCGCACTGTGCCGGAGCGCGTGAAACGGGATACGCGGAAGTCCTGCGCGTTCAAGCATGCGGCGGTAGTGCAGTCGCGCAAAGTGGGCATCGTCCTGCACACCACCCTGGCTGTTTGGGAAGACGAGGTCGTGGTCGCGCCAGACCTTGCCAGGCTGGGGCGTGGTTGCCACGATGAGCCGTTGCCGCTCCAGGGCCGCAACGAGTTCGTCGGTGAGTGGGATGCGCCGTTCGCTGCTCCTGGTCTTCGGTGGGCCGAAGTGCATCCCCAGTCCCCGAACGCGGCGCACAGTGTGGGTAACATGGAGCACACGCCGCTTGAGATCTACATCCGCCCAGCGCAAGGCGAACAATTCACCCTGGCGCATCCCGGTCGTGATCGCGAGGAGATACAACACCGCAAACGGATCATCCGCCAGCGATGCAAGGAGTTGCCGTGCCTGGGTGAGCGTGAGCGCGATACGTTCGGCTGGCTGGGTACGTGGCGGGTCCACCATCTCTGCAACATTGCGCGCAAGCATCTCCTGGCGCATGGCTTGTTTGAGCGCTGCCTTGACCAGCCGATGAACACTGGCTGCGGTGTGCGGGATACCGCGGTCCATCAGTGTCCGATACACGCGGGTCAGATGTGCGGGCGCCAGGTCGGTGAGACGCACTTTCCCAATCACGGGTTCCACGTGCAGGCGACGAAGGTCATCGTAAGCTTCCCATGAGGAGGGCCGGATCACGGGCGGGCGTCGGGTATCCAGCCATTGCACCATCCATTCGTTCAGGGTCAGACGGGTATCAACGGGCCGCTTCCCCGCTTCGAGGTCACGTTGGAGACGGCGGAGCTTGCTCTTGCATTCACGTTCGGTCTTGCCGTAGAGCGTCTTGCGTTTGCCATCGCCCAGGCTGACCGAGACACGCCAGCGTCCCGCTGCATCCTTGAACGGCTGGGGATCGCCGTTGGCACTACGACCGGGCATCGGGCGTGGCCATAGTGCACGATCTACCCGCCATAAAGCACTGGCTGATTGGACTGTGCGGCGCTGCGCTCGGTGAGCGTGGAGCCCTGCCACCGACTCACGAAGTCCTGAAGCGGCAGCGTTGTCTTGGCACTCAGATTAGGCATGCGGGCACACCTTCATGCCCAACGAGATCGCTGCGCTTCGGGTGGGTCTGGAACTCCCAACCGATACCACCCACAACGCGTCCTGACGTTTGTACCCGGGGTCACATCTACCAGCCACAGTTAACCGCGTCTCTGTGTAAAACCTGCCTCGATGGTCTCGATCATAGCAAGGTGCGTATCAGTCACCAGTGGAGCAGCACTGTAATAAACATGATCGTTGGAACCTGTACCTGCCCTAGGCTCCAGCACGTACGCGTCGGGATTGGGCTGCAGGAAGCCTGGATACTCAGCTTGCAACGACAGTATTTGGGTAGCCACCATCGGCAATAGCGCAGTTTCTGATAGTCCACTGCCACGGGATGCTGTGGCGGAAACAGCATGGCGAATCACATCGGGAAGAAGCAAATCTTGAGGAAACGATAGCTGGGCCGTAATCTCCGATCGGTTGCGCACCCGTTTGTGCTTCCCGATAACAGGAGACCCGTCCGGAGCCCGAACATCCTCGAACATTTCCTCAATACGTTGAAAAATTGCGTCGATGGCGGACGAATGGCCAGCCACATCCACGACGATCCGCGACTGTTCAAAGTGGAGAAAACGAATTGGTGTTACTGAGCCCTCTGGTACTGGCACAAATCCCAAATTCAGAACAAGCCCCGGCGGTATAGTGGGCAGAATGGGTCCAAATGTGGGCATCGGCGTCGCCACTTGAGCAACTTGAAACCCATGAGACTGAGCCAATCTCTGAACGACATCCTGAAGTGTGATGATGCTCAGCTTAAGCGCGTCAGGTGGATATTCATAACTACGTTGTGCGCTAAGGAGTCTGACATTGGTTGGCACTATCCGACTCCCAACAAACGAGCAGAATCATAGTCGCGCGGTCTTTGGTCGATCCTGGTATCACCCACCGGCTGCACTGGCGTCCCTTGTCCCAGTGACTCCGCCTCACGTTTGCCCTGCGGAGATAGGAACCACGGGGCTGATACCCCCTGGTTCGTCGCTGGCTGCTGGGATGTGGTGGGCCCGAACGCAACCGCGTTGGCAAGGGCGTACACGTGATTTGAAAAGGTGGTGACGGTTCGCGCCGCATCCGGTGCCATCTTTGCATAGGCACTCATCCGCTGCACGTCGATCAGTTGAACATCGAAGGGTATTTCTCCGCACGCTAGTGCATAATCGATAAAGCGGTGAAGGGACATTCGCCCGTCGTCATCTTTCTCCATACGAGCAACCACGGACTGCTGTGTGCCAAGCAACTGGGCCAACTTGTCCTGGCTCAATCCGGCCCGATGCCTGGCAGCGATCAGGGATTCGATGGCCGTCGTCAGCCACCACTGACGCAGATACGCTTTGGTACCGGTATCATCGCTTAGCGTTTCACGCACAAGGTCTGCGATCGTCCTATGGCCAATGCTTACTTGAACATCCTCCACATTCTCCATCACAGTAATCTCTCCCGGATTGACTTGCATATCAACATTCCTCGGTTCGTTTCAACCTTGTCGTTCTGCCGAGTCTTGCGAAAGGTCCATGCGTAGTACATGATGGGCGGATTGAGGGACGGTATATCGGTCAAGATGACCCGGAAATTCCTAAGTAGCGTCAGTTGGCGAACACCCCATTTCTTGTATTCCGAACCGTTCAGCGCCTTGTAGTCAAACATCCGTGTCAAGTCGGGTTCGGAAAGTCCTCCACGCCAATGGCGCTCGAATTGTTGAATTTTGGCATATAGACGTTCCGCATCCGATCGTCCAAGCTCTTTCAGGCCATCCTCAAAGGTAGGCGTGGTCTGAATTCTGTACGCGCTTCGTGCTGGCCGAAGCTCTCCAACGAATATGTCACCGCCAGCACCCCTCTTCGCCATGCAACTCTCCGTCAGCGTATTATAGCAATTTTGCGATTATTGTGTACGGAAAATCCAAATCTCTGGTGATGGGAGTCATATCGGCTCGTCTCCCTCCCCCCCTACCTCCCCTGCGCCCCGATAAAGTTGGCGACTTTGGACATGACACCCTTGTCTCGCAGTACCGCGTCATGGCTAGGTCAGCATTTGCTATCCGCCGCACCCTCACTTCGCGCCTCGCTCACACTACCGCCTGCCCCTAGCCCACGGCACCTGCCCAAACTGGGCGACGATCAAACGCACCGGGACTGAAATCAAGGCACAAATCAAAACAGGATGAATAAACGTATCACTCCTTTACCGCTGGTTCTGATCGAAGCATTGAACTGCTGGACCGAACCCGACTGCGTAATATTGGCAGCCACTCCCGATCAATCCTGTCGAGCTAAGGCGGGCTGCTATGCTGAGGTGGGTGGCTCCGAGGTCAGCGCGTACGCCGGTGAGCACACCAACGACCTCGACCAGTTCCCCGGGCTTCGTGTGGATCCAGCCGCTCTTGGCGAGCGCTGGGTCGATCATCTGACTGAGATCAACGTCCACGATGTAGTGCAGAGTTACCCTGTACGTACCTGACAGCGTTGCTTGCGGCGTTCTAGAATCGATTTCTCTGAGTTGCCCTATAAAGTCGATGCAGCGACCGATATACCTGGATTCAGACAGGAGGGTCGCAGCGAAATCCACACTGGCCGACGCAGGCCCGAAAGTAAGGAGATCACCCCCAACGCACGGTGGGCGATCACTCAGCCCCCCATTGGGGATAATCATGATTGTCGGGTCCAGCGGGCCGCTATCCGTCCACTCCCACACAAAGCGCTCGGTATTCAGTCGTTGCTGCAGCCCATTCGGACCATTGATCCAACTGTGATAACCGTCCGTAAAAGCCGTCCAGTTGTCCGACTTCCGCCACACCATCAAGCCGCCAGTGGTGTGCTGGAGTCCGTCACCGTTGCGTGGGTTGTGGTTCTCGTTCTCTAGGCACGCACCCACCTTTGCGGGAATCATTGCCGCCAGTGCCGCAAAGCCAAGCTGGAACGAACACCCCACCGCCTGAGCCGATGCTGACGCGACCGGCACCATCAACGACACCGCTATCACCAGGGACAGAAACAACCGACGCATAACAACACCTCCTACAGATTGCCAAAACGGTTCTGTGTACTACTTTCGATTTGGAGTTTGGCAGCATCCAATCGGAGTAATGCATCATCAATACTTCGGGACACCGCCTGATACGGTGCCAGTATCTGTATTTCCTTCTGTCGGATGCCCTCGCGGTTGAGCGCTCGCACCCTACCGGCTGCCCGTACGCCAAAGAATACGCTTACCAAGATGCTTCTATTCATGGTAGTCGACTGCGTGGTCACCGCTGATCGTATGGTCTTCATCGTGATAGCAATGTCTTTTTTCACCAGACGAAGCCCTTTTTGCACCATACGAATTTGCCCTAATAACTGCTTTGCCTGAGCGGGCGAGTTCCACGTAAGTGTGCCCCGGCCATTTGGGAGAATCGTGTTAATGAGCTCAGCAGCACGTTGCTGGTAGTGGTCTACTACTGGAACCTCAATGTCGCCCATAACATCACAACCTCCTACAACTGCCCAAACCGAGCCGCGATCATTCGCTCATACACGGGACGCGCAATTCTGACTCGCTGCCTACGGTGTTTCACCATCCGTAGGCAGCGAGAGTGCCTGCGCCAGCTGGCTGCCAGCCTCCAATGCAATAGCCTTGCTCGATACCTCCAAAAGCATGATGTGTTGCTCGTTGATCGCAATCTCGATGACGCCTATCCGCGCTACGGGAACCATGGGATTGTATGAATGTCTCATGTCAGGGTGCCCGTCGAGGCGAAGGTACATATGCTCTCGGCGAACGATTTCTACCGTGTCCGTCGCGTCCTCAAGGTATATTCGCTGCTCGCAGATACTTACTTTTGCTCTGATCAGAACATAATTCATGACATTGGGCTCAACGACGGTGCCCTTGTTGCCGGCAAACACGTATATTCCCTCAGGGTAGAAGTAAAAATCAAAGACGTCATCCACCTCAATGCCCCATACAGGGGCATCAGATTCCCCGCTTCCTTGGTTACATCGTATATGTACCGGCCAGCGATTCGTAGTGGACCCTTCGCCCTTGTAGTACCACGAAAACCGCACCCATTCAGCTTCCTTCAGTTTTGCAATTGCACTACTGATGAGGCAGAACCGGCCATACTCTTCTGGCGATAGTGTGTAGTTGATAACTGGCAACGGTCGCCCCAGCGACGGCACGTCTCTGCCAGTCGCCGATTGCATTGAATCAGGCGCACCGACCGGCAGCGCGTCGACCGGTACCCGATCATCAAGAGGTCGTGCAGGTTCAACGCTCTGTGCCTTGAATCGTGGAGGCGCAGCATCATGAGTCGTTAACTGCTTCTTGTTAAAGAACTCTCCTACAAACGCTCCCAGTGCAACCATAAGCACCGTAATGAAACCGAAAGCATTGCCTTGTCCCCCTCCACGATAGTGACGCCTGTAGCTGCCTCGTGAACCTCGTCGCCTACCCATGGCTTGCCCTTCTACAGTTGCCCAAACCGGGCACAAATCATCCGCTCAGGCACGGCGAACGTCACGTCGCCACTACCTTGGTATCCGTAGCGCGGCGTACGCAGCAAAGATGTCAGCACACCGAGTCGTCCCACTAATTGCCTTCACCGCCATCCCGCCGTTTGTGATGATGGAGAGCATGGATTCGTTCACGCCACGGTCCTTGAGCGTCTTTTGGATTACCACGGGCATCCCCGCAACCTGGTCGCGCGGCTCGTCACAGTGGGGAGCGATGAGATCAAGTTGCTGCTTGTAGGCCGCTGGACTGTCGCCAGATGCCGCCACGATTTGCAGGGCCATGGATTCGTTCGACTGCGCGGTCGGTGCACCGGTCGGGGCGGTTGACGTGGTACTGCTGTTCGTCCGGTCGATCAGCCAGAGGATACCGGCGACGATCGCGACGATCAGCAGCAGGCACCCACAACCCTGGCCTGCGGTCAAAGGCTTTACTGCGGGCTTGGGCGGCTTTAGGGTAGAGGTCGGCCCGCTCATTGTGTGCAGGAGGAATGACTTCCTGCGTATACCGATGTTTCGGGCCCGCCCCTCGTACAGGTAATGTCATCAATGAGCCACCCGCGATCACTTTGCACAATTGCTACGTCAAAACGACTGAACGTGTTCGTGCCCCACTGTTGCACCACGTGAGTAACCCAGCCAGTTGCCGTCGGATTGCCAAATACTGATCGCGAGGCCGGGATGTTCTGGCAGCGACACAGATTGGTGCCACCGAAGCCCGCACCGTTCTGATTGAGGTAGGCATATAAACGATCGGTCGTGATATCAGGTATCAGCGTTAGGCACCGCCGTGCAGGCTGAGCGAACGATGCTTCATCCAAGAACACCAACGTACTGACCGTTACGGGACCGTTCGGATCACTCTTGGGTACGGCGCAGCTACCGACAAGCATCGTCACTTGCCCATCAGTCACGGGAAGTTTCTCCGGGTTCGGCTCCCATGTGTAACGCACTCCATTGGGGCGAGAGATAACCCCGGTCTGACCGATGATCCATGACGTAGCGCCGTCAGTAAAGGCCATGCGGTTATCGTCTTTGCGCCACACCATGAGCCCTCTTGAGGTGTGTTGAAGACCGTCACCATTCAGTGGATTGTGTGCTTCGTTATCTACGCAGTCCCCCACCGTATTTGGGATGAGATCGTGCAGCATACTGAAGCCCAGAATGAACTGACACGAACTTTCAGCTGACACCGACGCAGCAGGTACCAAAAGCGACAGAACCAAAACCAGTGCCCACAACAGACGTACCATGCCCACAACCTCCACTCCTACACCTGCCCAAACCGGGCCCCCGTCACCCGCGTACCGTCAAGTGCCAGCGACAAATCGATCCCACATGCACGAGCCAAGTGCCTGGCGTGGCCAGGTGTACGACATCTGCACCGGTGCCCGGCTTCATCGTGCCCTGGTGGAAGTTCTCCGGTATGCGTTTGCCCGCAACATCCCAGACGTCCAGCGACACGATGGTTCCACTGCGACCTGTGCAATCGTAGGTATAGCTGATGGCCCATGGCCCAGTGACCGTGAACAGTGCGGTCTGGCCATTGCCGTCGCCCGACATCTCTGTCAGGATCTTCTCCTCTGCGGTCGGCACGCTCGTGAGCTGCGGGACGGACGTGGCCGGTAATGCGGTTGCCGTGGTACTCCCCGTCGGCGTCGGCGCTACTAGTCCGAAATCGGCTGCTCCACACCCTGCCAGTAGTACAACCGCAATCGCACAGAACCAGCGCATCATAACCTCCGCTTCCGGCACATCTGCTGCTGTGACATCGGCATCACCTATGGCACATCACGCCCACAGTACCGGCATACAATTGCCTCTTGCTTGATAAACTCAGCGCAATGCGGGCACTTCCGGCCTCCCGCGTCAATCTGTTCCCTTTCCAACCGTAGCGTATCGGGCCGCATGAGGATTGCGTGGGGCAGAGCGACGATAAACAGCAACGCACCATACACCCACCAACCGAAGAAGCTTCTCCCCTTGTTATGAGCGATGAAAGCGGGGATAAGACCGAGGAATACGGCGAGCATCAGATATTCCATGACGTGCCTCCTACAACTGCCCAAATCGGGCCACAATCAACCGCTCTGGGACGTGCTACACCATCAATCCCATCAACCGCGACCTGAGTAGCACTGCGCTCACTGGAACCTTCAGATATTGTGCAAACTGTCTCACGGTTCGCCCCTCACCCATAAACTCCAGTAGCTCGTATTCATCAATGATGAAACAACAGGCGAACTCGTCGGCGGCCTGCTCGTCACCTGTCGTCTGCCATTGCAGCCCGTCCTGTGCGGCGTCAACGTCATAACAGCGCTCGGTAAGGATATGCCCCAGCTCATGGACCAACGTCCAGATAGCATGCTCTGTCCCACGGCGAAGTAGGATGATCCCACGGCAATCCTCGCTGCCAAGGAAGATGCCCGTTCCGTCGAAGTGCTCTGGCAGTTCCGGTGCAACCAGAACGACGCGAAAGCAGTCCCAGAGCCAGTCGCGCCACGCTCGCAACTTGCGCGATGTGGGCATCGGCATCTCCACGCGGAGTTGCTTTGCCAACTCTTCATAGGGATTCGGCCTGCCTTTGCTTCTCTGATATGCGTTCAGTGGTGCCCCAGGTGCTTGTCGAGGATCTTATCGACGTGCCGGGATGTCACCGAAGGTTCGAGCGTTCCGTCTTCAACGCTCTTCAGCGCTGCCTCGACCTGGCTCTCGATGGTCGCAACGAGGCGCTCGTAGTCATCATCAGGCATCTGGGTCCGTGCACGCCGAAGACCGATCCGTACGCGGTCGTTCAGATGTGGTAAATCATCATCCACCCCTGTTTCGTGTGCGGCTCCAGGGAGCATGCCCATCGCTCGCACCAGGTCCTCTACGGACACATCCAAACCACGCGCCAGTGCGGCCAGATGCTCGCGCCCTGGTCGCTTGATAAAACCGCGCTCCAACTGACCAAGATAGCCCCTCGTGATCGGCTTTCCAGCAGCCTTTGCTAGCCCGTCCTGGGACAGTTTCAGCTCCCAACGCCGTGCTTGGACATAACCCGCGAACGTTTGCTTCTCCATGCTGGAAGTGTACGCCGCGTCAGCCCTGCTTATTACTGCGAACATGGCGAATTTTCAAAACTCGTCACTTTAGCTATTGCTTATTACGCCAAACATCTGTATAGTGTTTGTAGTGATAAGCAGTTGCGGAGGCACCGGTGGGCGGCAAAGTCAGGCCCGAAAACATGGTCACCAGCTTCACGATCCCGCGATCAATGCGCGAGTGGATCGAGTCAGAAGCGCGTGATCAGGGCACGCCCTTCTCGACCATCATGCGCCGCGCCATCGGACTGTATCGCTCCATGCCCCTATCGGTTCGCTTGTCGCTTCCCGATCCCGTGGATAGTGGGGATGCGGCAGCGACTCCAGGAGCCCTTGAGACCGCCCGGCCCCCACCAGGCTAGCGCTTCAGCACCAAGAGGTGGCCTCGGCGCACCTGATGGAGTTGGAGCGCATGGCGCGAACGTCGCCCCGCGCACTGGTGCTCATTGCGGCGGCAAGGAAGGAACTTCAGGCAGCCAACGGGCTGCTTGAGGAATTGCAAAGGGCCGCGTGATTTGCCGTCACGCGGCCCCGGAAAGGACTGCTACCTATGACAGTCTACCACACGAAGGCACTGGCATCTTCGCCTCACTCCAAGCGCCAGCCCCAGACGCTCCTCGAAGCCCGTATCGACTCCCATAGCTGGCAAGAGGAGCCGGACGGCACGCTGACCGCCACACACGACGTGCTCCTCGCCAGCGCGAGTGAGCAACCACTCATGCACACCATTCGCGTCTACGAGCCGGTTATCGGGGAGCCGTACGGCAAGCACATCGCCACCGAAACGCACCTTGTGTGCGGCAGCCAGTACTACCGCCACTCGTGCAACCACCCGGCCGCAGCTCTCCACGTCACTGCGATCTGGCACCTGCACGCCGCCATTGCGAACCTGGACATGCGCCAGGTGATGTACGGCTACACCGCTCGCCGCGCTGCCGTGATCGTCGCACAGCAGACGGCGATTGCTCAGCATACCGACGCGCTCCGGGTGCTGGGCTTCACGTGCCGGGAGGAGACCCGATGACAACACCCGACGGTGTACCGGAGACATCACCCGCTGATCACCTCACAACACTCAAGCGGTTGCTGCGAGAGAAGGCGCTGATTAGTGGCGAGTTAACAGACTCATCGCAGGCGCAGGCGTACGGGCCCCCTACGGGACTCGGGAAGGTGTACATCGACAAGACCCCGTCGGATATCGACTTGGAGATATCGCGTACCCATGCCTACCTGCAAAAGTTAGAGCGCGACAGAGTCTCCACCGAGGCAATGGAGCGCTGGAATAGCAAGGTTGCAGAGATTCTGGCACTGCTGGAAGAAATCGAGCAGGGCAAGTCATGAACGACGTACGCCTGACACGCCTCCCCAACCTGACACCACAACAGCGCGTGTCAGAGGTGGCGAGCATGGCGGAGATGGCAGCGCAGGCACAACTCACGACGTTCGTCACGGCGGTGCGTGAGGTCGTGCGGGAGGAACTCGCAGCACAACTGCAAGGGAAAGCAGCAGCGACGGCTGGTCCGCTGCTGATGACCAAAGTTGAGGCTGCGGATCACCTCCGTGTCTCGCCCTCACTGGTCAATCAACTCATCTCCCGCCGGGAACTGCCCGTGGTGCGTGTGGGACGGACGGTGCGCTTACGCCGCGTCGATGTCGAGGTGTACGCGCAGCAGCATATTGAGAGGAGCCTCGTGTGAGACGAGCAGAGTCAAACACACAGCAGCAGCCCGTAGCGGAACGGATGTACGTCATCGGTGACGATGATCACGTGTGGCACATTGGGAGGCCGCATGACCGTGCACGCTGCGGGTACGTGCCGCTCGGGGGCTGGCAGATGTGGACCGTACTTGCGCCGCGGACACGCGGCGTCTGTAGCGCCTGTACAGGCGGCGACTCGATGAACGTCTCCACCTACCTCCGCAGGTTCCTGACCGTCGTGAGCCTCGTGGCCATTGCCTTGGCCGTGGCGATTGCACTCGCCATTGGGGAGTACCTGCACGGCGAGGATCGCGGGTATCTGGGGCGGGACGAGAGGGAGCAGTCATGAAACTAGGCGTACCGATGACCCTGGGCCCTGAGGACGACGACGACCTGCTGCGATACGACGACACACGATTGAACTTCTTGCAGCTGCTGGGACTGGCCGCGGGTGGCGTACTGGCTGCCTTCTGTATATGGCTCGGGTATACCCTGATCGTCTTGGCTCTGGGAGAGACGGTATGGCCATGAGCGCTCGTCTGTACCGCGTCGTTGCCATTGTCGGAGTCAATCACTGGCATTTGGTCCCCGCTGCGACGCCACTGTTCCCCGACGATCCCGCCACACGGCGTTCTCTGTGTGGCCAGACTCCCCCAAGAGGACGCTGGGCGCGGGTGTTCGACGAGTGCCCAGCCAACGGCTTCCCCTGCCTGCGCTGCAAGCGTGCCGCTGGAGAGGGGCAGGAGTGATGTGCCCGAACCTGCACCCCGGCGACCACGTCCGCAGTAAGAGCACACCTGGACTGGTCGGTATGCTCGACACGATCTATGTCGCCGATGACGAGCGCGAGCACGTCCAGGCAAGCGGGCTGTGGTCACACGAGAGCGGCATCCCTGCACCCGCATTGGTAGCGATTGAACGTTTGGAGAAGATCGAGCACTGATGGAAGACGAACTGCACGACCTCAAAGCAGCGATCACGATTCTCAAGGACCGGGCAAACTCCGCGCTGGGTGGCACCAAGACGCACACGATCTACGACAGCTCCCAGGAGTTCATCGACTTCCACCTCGGCGAACTGGAGGAAGGGATGAAGCTCGCAAAAGCCGAGTTCATCAAACTCGGCGATGCGATGCCGCGTCAGTCGGCAATGGAGTTCAGTGGCGTGCGCTCGACGCTGACCACGACGCCTGAGCGGAGCTACGACATGGCGACCGGCGAGGTGCTGCGATGAAATACATCGACACCACCATCGAGCGGCGCACCGCGTGCGAGAAACGCGTGCTGCGCCTGATGCAGATGTTACGCATCGGCCGAAAAGGCCGGATGCCGACCACCAACTCAGACGTCGGGCTCATTGAGGATCTGCTTGCGGAAGCTCTCGCCGACCTGCACGCATTCACCGAAAAAGACGGGCAACGCGCATGAATCACATCATCCGCACGAACCCACCCCTGGTTGCTGAGGAATGGGAGAGGGACCGCATGCCGCGGCGCTTTCGCAACCGAGAACGGCAAACAGGCGCCACCAGGTCGCCACGATGGGCGGTCCTCGTTATCGCGATGATCGCCGCCACCCAACTCTGGATAGATGCGTGGGTGCTCACCTGGCTGGTACGACACATCGCGCCGATGGTGTGGCCATGAGTCATATTGACGAACGCTTCGAGGTCCGATCCGTCTACGGCGCTAAGACCAGACAACCGCTGGTCACGGTCGTAATCGGGGAGCACATGATCACCATCACACCCAGCAAGGCAAGAGAGATGGCGAGCATGCTCTACGACTGCGCGGCATCAGCCGAGGCGGACGCTTTTCTTGTCGAGTGGTTGCAGTCTGCCATCAGCGCCACGCCAGAGCAAACGGCATTGATGCTCCAGATGTTCCGTGACTACAAGAAGGGATGAGCATGAGCGAACACGAATCAGTCGCACTCAATCTCATCGGCATCGCCGTGTCCGCCATGCTCGTCGTCTACGCGCTCTGGCTCGCGTACAGCGCTCTGGTACTCGCGTTCGGGATAGGAGGGATACAGCCGTGGTAGTGCAAAGTACGGCCAGGGACATCGACATCTTCACGGAAGCCCAGGTGGAGCGCTTGAAAAAGCCCCTTGACGCGGCCCGCGTCAAGCAACGCAAGGGATACGGCGACGACAGCGGCGGCGGCAAGATGCTGTCGTACGTGGAGTCCCACGACGTCATCGATATGCTCAATGAGATCTTCGGTTTCGGGCGCTGGGGATACGCGGTCAAATCACGCCAGCGGTGCCGCGAAGGGGACGCGCTCTGGTACGAGGCAGATGTCCACTTGTGGATATGGTCTGCCACGAGCGAGCGCGTCGATCGTGAAGACGTCGGTTTTGGGATCGTCTCCTATAGTCGGACGAATGGACCCGACAGCGCACGGCCCGAGTCGTTCGAAAAAGCAGCGAAAGAGGCGGTGTCCGATGGTCTCAAGCGCTGTGCCAGGACGTTCGGCAACGCCTTTGGAAATTCTCTGTATGACAAGGCGGACATGCTCGGGACCGGGGCTACCCAGACGCCTCCGGCAACGCAGGCACGACCTCCCCAACAGCAACAAGCGCCTCGCCCGACTGGTCCCCGCAATGCTCCCGCTCCCACTCCACCGGCTCCCGCAAAACTCAGTGTGGTGCCGCCACCACCGCCGAAACCTGCCAATGGGGCACAAGGCAACGACATCGGGTGGAAGGACATCCTCGAAGCCTGGAAGAGCCAGGGCGCTGAGGAGAAGAGTGTGCAGGATTGGGCCAGGCGCTACATCAAGTTGCGGTTTGGCATGGACAGCGGTAAGACGCTGACGGCGGATCAGATGCAACGGCTCTATCAGGCAGCGCTCAATGGCGAGGAAATCTCCGGCGATGGCACATCCATTGTGTCGCACCAGACTGGCGAAGTGACATGGGAGGCCATTTGATGCCGACACGATGCGGCTGGACGGCTATGCCCCGGCTGGTGCGACCAGGATTGTTGTGCGACCGCTGCATGGTGCGGTCAGGGCTGGTCCGATGACCATGTATTACATCCTTGACGACAAGAAGCACCCCGTGCTGGCAGACTTTGCGACATGGTCGCAGTGGTTCGAGACGGCGCAGAGTGACATCGCACGGATGACCTGCTACACGGAACTCACCGACGACGTGCATGTGTCCACCGTCTTTCTCTCGATCGACCACAGATTTGATGGTAACGGTGCGCCCATCCTCTACGAGACCATGGTGTTCGGCGGTCCATTGTCCGACAGCCAGGAACGTTACACGACACGCCAGGAAGCTCGGCTGGGGCACGAGCAGTGGGTACAGCGGGCACGGGCAGCCGAGGCCAGTGAACCATGAGGAAGCTACTCACCGCACTGTGCCTTGTTGGTCTACTGGTGCCCACGCCCGCACATGCTGACGATGGCAGAGTGACCGCGTCTCACAACGGAGGGAATCATCAATGCAGCTAATACGAGATGAGTATGGTCAATACGTAAAACAACCACCGGCCACGCCGCATGAGATCCGGGAACGCATAGCCGCTCAGGGTACGGCTGTACCGTCCGGATGCATCGAATGGACGGGGTACGTCAACGAAAACGGGTACGGGGTCATCAACATTCGTCACAAGTTGTCGTATGCCCATCGGGTGGCTTGGCAACAGGTGAACGGCGAGATTCCTCCCGGTGGCTGCATCCTCCATCGTTGCGACAACCCACGGTGCATCAATGTCGAGCACCTATTTCTCGGGACACGAACCGACAATGCCTTGGACAAGGTCCAAAAGGGAAGGATGCCGCGCGGGTCCGCCTTGCCCGGGGCAAGGCTCACCGAAGACAACGTTCGGGACATCCTTGTCAGACTCGAAGCCGGGGAGCGGCAGAAAGACATCGCGGCATCGTATGGCGTAAGCCGATCTGCGGTGGCGATGATAAGTAACCGCACCCATTGGAAACACGTGGCTGTCGCGATACTGGCAGCACTCGCACTGCTTCTCCCGACCGCGAGGCCAGCACTGGCAGATGACGGGAGAATTACCGCGTTTTGCGATCACGGGTATATGGCCGATGGCAATTGGACACATCTCGGGGCTGCCGGTGGCGCGTGGTGGCTGCCGCTCGGTTCCATTGTTCGTGTCGAAGGATGGGGCGACGTGATTGTCGAAGATCGGGGGAGTGCGCCCTATACCCTGGATCTCTGGGTACCAAGGTGCGATCAGGCGTGGGACTGGGGAGTGCGCTACCCCGCATACACCGTCCTCCGCTGGGGGTGGGGCGGTGGCTGAGAAGACGTCGATTGAGTGGACACACACGCATCATCCCGATGGCACAACGACACCAGGTGCAACGTGGAACCCGCTCCGGGGCACGGTCGGTAACTGGACATGTACCCGTATCAGTCCGGGATGCGCCTCATGTTATGCCGAGGCGCTCAACGTCCGCTATGGGGGACCACGCTACGTGGTGGGGGTCGACACGCTGCGGCTAGACGACAAGGCACTGCTCAAACCGTTGCACTGGGGTGGAGCGCGGAAGATCTTCGTCTGCTCCATGACCGATATCGCCCATGAGCAGGTCACCGACGCGCAATTGCGGCAGATCTTCGGGGTGATGGCCATGTGCCCCAGTCACACGTTTCAGGTGCTGACGAAGCGCCCACAGCGGCTGGCAGACTTCCTCACGACCTGTACGCCGCACGGTGTCTACGGTGCTATGGAGGGCCTGGCTGAGCGCCATCCCCAGGATCAACACCTGCGGCGCTTCTCTCGGCCCACGCCAGACGTGTCGCTCTGGTGGCTGTGGCCGCGCCCCAACATCTGGATCGGCACCAGCGTGGAGAGCCAGGCGTACACCTCACGGATCGATGTGCTGCGGACGATCCCCGCAGCCGTGCGCTTTTTGTCGTGTGAACCGCTCCTCGGACCACTGGTGAACATGAACCTGACCGGTATCGATTGGGTCATCACCGGTGGTGAGTCCGGGCCACGTCGGCGCCCGGCTGATCCTGACTGGTTTCGCGACATCCGCGACCAGTGCCAGGACAAGGGAGTCGCCTACTTCCACAAGCAGGGCAATGCGTTCCGGTCCGGTCAAGATCGGCTGCTCGACGGCCGCACGTGGGACCAATTCCCCGACGGCAACGGCACCGAATGAGCACCTTTGCTCTCGGGCGCGATGTCGAGGAACTGGCCGCGCGGGAGCTGCGCCTGATGGGCTACGTCGTGCATCTGGCGGGCCACGCTGCTGAAGTGGATGCCAACGGCGAACGTATCCCCTACGGTCGGGACATCTTTGGCCTGTTTGACCTGCTCGCGCTCGGCACCCATGACGCGAAACTCGTGCAGGTGAAGGCCACCGCGGGCACACGACCTGATCCAAAGTGGAGACGTGCGGTCGAGCTCTTGCCGCATCCTGCGCTGCCGCGCTACGAGTTCTGGACGCTGGAAGGCGATGGTCCGACCTGGACGTGCTTCACGTTCACCCACGCAGGGTTGTGGGAATCATTCACACTGGGTCCAGACCGATGGAGACGCGAAGGGCGTGGCGTCATGACAGCAATGAATGAAGGAACGAAGGACGGATGTTGACGATCGTGAAGGCATGGCAGGCAGATGCGCCCCAGCACTTACTGAAGTCCGCAGACCCAGACGTGAACCGTTTTATGCAGGAGTTTATATAGATGCCCATGCCGAAGAGACGTGTGGCACACGTATGTACGCAGTGCGGCGCTTCGTTCGAGTTGACACCGTCCGAGCATCGCTACGGCTGGGGTAAATTCTGCTCAATAGGTGACACGGCAAACATGTCCTGTCGGCGAGGGCCACACTAATGGCGCGTACTCGCTCGCTGAAGCCGGGATTTTTCACGAACGATAGCCTCGCAGAAGTCGAACCCCTGGGACGTCTGCTCTTCCAGGGATTGTGGTGCATCGCAGATCGCGCTGGTCGTTTAGAGGAACGGCAGCGACGGATCAAGGCAGAGATCCTTCCCTATGATGACACGGACATAGATCGATTGCTGACAGAGCTCAGCCAGCGCGGGTTCATCATTCGCTATGCGGCAGGAGACGTACGGTATATCCAGGTCACCAACTTTACTCGCCACCAGTATCCAAACAAAAATGAGAAGGCCAGTACCATTCCTGCACCCGAGGGGTACGTGCAGGTGCCACCGACGACGTCTGACGATGACGAGAGTATAGCGCAATCGCATCCAGAGTCGTCTGGTACAAGTACGGTACTTGTACCAGACGACTCTCATACAAGTACCGTACTTGTACGACCCTTAACCGTTAACCGTCTACCGTTAACCGTTAAACCGTCTACCGTCTACTGTGAACCTGTACCACCTACGGTGGAGGACGTTCCGCCTGCGGCGGCGCCCGCAGAAACGCCACAACGTCCCGCACCGTCCGTCGAGGAAACACCGCTCCAAAACGAGCCAGTACCGGGCAAAGCACAAAAACCAGCGTCAGAGCAGGACCGTAAGACGCCCCCCACTGCCGCGCCACCCCCCGCACCAAGCGACCGCCCGTCGGTGTTGCCCATTCGCAAGCCCTCTCGCTTTCAGGACGTGCTCGACGCCGTGGCAAATGCTGGCATCACGCTGCACCACACCTCCCGAGACGCTGCGGCGGTCAAAAGCTGTTCCGCTGAGCCAGCGCTGATCGCGGAGGCATACGTGGCAGCCGCAACTGGCGACTGGGGCGACGCGTGGATGCTCTCAAATCTCTCGTTGACCACAATCTGCCAGCGCATTCCGGCCTACGAAGCCTGGAAGCACGGCGTGACATCAAAGCAGCCAGCGCGAGCCAGCCCAGGACGCAGCGGGCGCGGTTTGTCGATTCAAGAATTAGCACGGATGGGAGGTTCAACGTGACCGAGCAAGGCATCGCACAGGTGCTCACCCTGCTCAAAGCAGCCTGGCCAGACAAAACGATCGAAGCTGAGACCGTGACGGCCTTCGCAGCTGGACTGGGTGACCTGCCGCCCCAGGCCGTATTCAATGCAGCCAAGCGGGCAGTACGCACGGCGACGTTCTTCCCGGCTGTTGCTGAGGTGCGCTCCCTGGCGCTGGACGAAGCCCTTGGCATCGGGCCACCCGAGGTGGCGTGGGAAGAAGTCCGACAGCAACTCAAGTGCGTTGGTCGCTACGGCATACCCGAGTTCACGAACCCGGTGACGGCACACGCGGTCACGTCCCTGGGGTGGGTGACGATCTGCGATTGGGATATCGACACGATTGGTGTGTTGCGGTCGCAGTTCAGCAAGGCGTACGAAGCGTACCGACAGCAGTTGCTCGGACGCGATCTTACCGAGACCATCGCAACGGCCCGGGAACGCAGTACGTTGCCGACATCGGACCGACCGGTACCGGGAATGGCAAGACCTGTCCTGTCACCAACATTCGAGCGGGAATGGGCGATTGGGTACCAGCAGTGGGCGGAGGAGGGAGAAGCGGCACTACGAGCACGCGCGGACGCACTGCCGATGCATCGCCGGGCGTCGGCCGCACTTGAAGCGCTTCCGTGCTGGCGGGAGCTGCCGGAACAGGAACGGCAACGACTGATTGCGCGGCATGCCGAGACGCCGCGTCTTCGGATGGTCGGTGAATGACCACGCTCTGGATCGCTGATGTACCGGCACAACGCCAGCCGCATCCTGGCCAGAGCAAGGAGCAGTTTATCGCGCTCTGCATCAACGACGCCTGTCGCACGTGGGACAACTGGCGAGCGCACCAGCCACCTGCGCCGGATCTCGTGCGGCCTGGTCAAATTGACGTGGGGGCAGCAACGGCCGGTGTGCAGAGAGCACGGCAGCGGGCATTGTTCGAGGAGGCGATGCGGTGAGGCCCTACTACCAGTCCGATACCGTCACTCTATACTGGGGCGATAGTCGCGAGCTCCTGCCGCATATCGACCACGCCGACGCGATGGTGACCGATCCGCCCTGGCCGGGTGCAACTCCGACGGCCGAGTGGACCGATGATCCTGTCGCGCTGTTTCACGATGTGGCTCAGCACTTCCCCCGACTCGTCGGCCCGGATGGACGGCTCATTGTCCAGATCGGCTGCACGACAGACCCCCGTCTGCTCCGGGTTGTGCCCGCCTCCCTCCCGTTTGTACGGGTGTGCTGGCTGCGCTATGCCGTGCCACGCTACCGGGGAACGACCCTTGACGGAGCCGACATCGCGTGGGTAGCCACGCAGTATTACGCGCCAACCAGCGTGTATGGACTGACCCCCGTGTCCGAGGCAGCAGCCCGGGCCGTCGCACGAGGGAATAAACCTGAACCGGTACACCGCTGGGAACTGCCGACTGTGCCGACTGTGCGCATTGCCGACGAACTGTCAGATCTCGACGATGCCAAGATCGAGGATGGTCTGGACGTCGAAGACGATGATGACACCACTTACTAATCGACGGTACCACGATGATGCATGCACGGCGGGTGACGTCATGAGCGATGGTCCACGCGTCTGGCACGTCAATGATTCTCTCCGCCCCCCGGACGCCGTCTACATCGGCCGGGCGTTCCGGCAGTTTGTTGACGGCAATCCAGTCACCTACCCCGACACGCCGTGGAAGAACCCGCGGCTGTCGCTCGACGACTTCAGGATCTACGCGGTCCAACGATTAGAGCGCGAGCCCGACTGGTTAGCGCCGTTGCTCGGAAAACACATTTGCTGCTGGTGTAAGGGTTACACCTCGCGGCGCACTGGCAAGTGCCGGGAAGGGAAGCCGTGCCACGGTGATGTCTTGTCGGATCTGTTGAATCGAAAGGAACGATCATGATGATGACACTCCGAACAGATGAGGAAGCCATGCAGCGACTGACTCTGGACGAGTATGGCCGTTGGATGTTGGACCACGGACACTACGACGTGGACGTGGAGACCGGTGTCGTGACGAACCTTCGTCGGGGCAGGGGGCTCAAGGGATCACCTGGGAATACCGGCTATCCGGTCGTCTACCTGGCCTACAGTCGTGATGTGCAACGCCCGGTCCGCACTCACCGATTGGTCGCGATCAAGGTCTGGGGAATAGAGGCGATTCGGGGTAAGGAGATTGGGCACCGAGATGGAGTCCGGACGCACAGTTACCTTTCCAACCTCGTGCTCTTTCATACGCACCGGGAACACTACCGATTTGACGCTGCGCAGGGACCAGATCGGATACACGGCAGTGTCACACGAATGACCGAAGCCCGCCGTAAAAAGTCCTGGCCACCGTGCGTCGTGTGCGGTGATCCTGATGGCCGCAGGGATGTCCCGACTGGGTCGCCAGTCCGGATTTCCGGGGAGCGGTTCGGAGTCAATGGCACGCTGTGTCGGCGTTGCCATAAAAGGCTGGCACAGCGCCAGGCAAGAGAATCGTCGGGTGCGGCAATTAGACTACGCGCACGAAGAGACACGATGGCCACCAATGCAATAGCGACGCAGCGATGAAACCTTGGGCATGTTGGTGCAAGGGCTACACCAGCTTGCAGACCGCCAAACGACGGCCAGACGAGGACTGCCATGGTGACATCCTGCTTGCCTTGGCCAACAAAGCAGTGCAGCCATGAGGGCATTGTCGCTTTCCCAGCCCTGGGCGTCGTACGTCGTCCATGGCATGAAGCAGATTGAGACGCGCAGCTGGCGACACCGCTACACCGGTCTGCTGGCCATTCACGCCAGCAAGGGTATGCCTGCGGCGGCTGTGGAGTTGTGCTACGAGGAGCCACACCGCACGTTGCTCGCCAGCATCGGAATCGCCATGCCACACGACCTCCCACGAGGCGTGGTGCTCGGCACGGTAGAGCTGGTGGACTACCTGACGACGGTGCGACTCGGGCGCCCGCAACTGTTCGGTGGGAGCTTACTGTCTGAGCAAGAGTTGGCGCTGGGGGACTATTCACCGGGCCGCTGGATGTGGTTGTTGCGGAACGCCACACGGTTCGACGAACCTGTACCAGCAAGGGGCAGTTTAGGATTGTGGGAGTGGGAGCCGGAAGCGGCACTGATGACGGTGAACGCGGGGCAAGGGAGGTTGCTGTGACACACGACGAGCGCGTGGCCGTGTTTTCGGCGGCACAGGTGTATGCGTTGGAGCGGGTTAATTTCAGCCATCGTGCTGTTTATCCTGGACAGGAATGGACGGCACAGCTTTGGCATGCGCGGCAACAACTGACCCGCGCACTGGGCTTGCCCGATGACTGGGGCGACAGTGACGAGGCGATGGGAGCGTTAGCCGTGGCACAGGTGCACGTGGAGGAGGCGGTAAGGGAGTGACGGATGCTGATCTCGCTGCGGGAGATGTACGGCATGAGCGAACTGACGGACGGGCCGATGGTGCGGCGGGAGGGGGAGCGATACGTACGACGGTAATGACGATAGTGGAGGGAGTGATACTCGTGGATGACCACGTCACGCAAACCATGGACATTATCACGGCACAGATCGACGTCTCGCTCGGTGAGTGGGAACGGGCGATCCAGCAGGCACCAGGGACCGGACGGTGTCACGAAGACGAGGACGCACAGGAGCACATCGGACGGACTGCCGACCGCCACACGTTCTGGATGGAACAGCTTGCACGCTATCGAGCAGCATGCGCGTGATTCAGGTCGTGCTGGTACTCGCTGCTGTCCTGGTCATCGCCGCATGCCTCATCTTGTGGCTGGAGCACTGCACGTACGATGCGCCGGAGCGATGGTAGTAATGAACGACCGCGTGTGGCTGATCCGTTGCCCGGGTAACGCGCCCACCACCAGCGAGCTCCACCGGATGCCCTGGGCAGCTCGCCACCGACACGCGCAGGACTGCCGCGATCTCGTGCGGCTGCTGTGCCTGGAGGCGCAGGTGCCGTACCTGGAGCGGGCACGCGTGACGGCCACGCGCTACGGCAGCCTGAGCGTGGACGTCGACAACTGCGCCGGAGCCATCAAAAGCTACATCGATGGGCTGAAGGGCACCGTCATTGCCGACGACGACCCGACGCACCTCCAGGTGGAGTACCGCAGCGCACGGAGCACGCGCAAACAGGCGCGTGTGGAACTCAGTATTCAGGCGTGGCTGGACAATGGCGAGGCTGGTGCATGATGGGTATGTGGCGACTATCACACCGCGCTGACCCGCGACAGTCCGGCTAGCTGACCGACATTACAACCGCCAAAAGCCTGGCACGCCGCAATTCGTTCCTCCTGGCCGGTGCCTCGTGTTGCTGACCGAGAACGTCGACGCGCTTTGGGTGACCTCGTGGCCATTTGCTGAATACGTCAAGCATGCCTCGGCGGGGGCTTGGGTATGCAGTTGTTTCAGGAACGAAAGCGTGATGCTGTCCAGTGACCTGATACGCGAGGCGGTGGCCGTCACACGTTGGCAGTGGCCGCAGCTGCCAGCTTTGGGCATGGTGACATTCGTAGACGCCGACAAGGTGCGGAGTAGCAACCCTGGCTGCTGCTACCTGAAAGCGGATTGGCAGCGTGTCGGTAGGACACAGGGAGGACTCGTGGCGCTGCAACTGACACCCGACCGCATGCCGGAATCGTTGGCACCAACCGGGGCACAGCTTTCAATGTGGGCGGCAAGGTGACGTATACAGGCGTGGCCAAATATCGCGCCAGGATGCCCAGGACGGGCAGGGAACGAAAGGAGAGGTAGCATGACACACGATGAGGGTGTGGCCGTGTTCGCAGCGGCGGTGGTCTATGCTTTTGCACGGGTAGACGCTGCACAGGGGTACGGAGCGGACGATGAACGCGCACTCCGCGTCGAGCAAGCCCGCCGTCAACTGGCACGGACGTGCAAACTGGACGGGGATTGGGGCGATAGCAAGGAAGCCTGGGCTGCGCTCGGTGCGGCGATGATCCGCGCGCTGTACGACGTGGAGGAGGCGGTGACGGGATGACCGCAGAGCAGGCAGAGCGACTCAAGAGACTGATCATGGCAGTAACCTATGCACACGCAATCACGTCCATGGCTAGCGCCTCGCCGTCCGGCCTGATTATCGATATGCCGACGGGAGCCGTTATGACGGCTGAACAGGCACGTAGCACGATGCGTCCGGCACAGGAGGCACTTGATGACTATATCGATGCGCTGGTGACCCCATGATCCCTCCCCGCGACGTCTACCCCTCCCTGGCAGCCGTGCGGGAGGCGCATGGCGTGAAAAGCCAGCAGTACCACGACGCATTCATGGCGGCGGCGCACACGGAACAGGGGACAGAAATGCGAGATTCACGGACGGTATTTGCCGATAAACGTACCTGTTTCAACTGTGGGAGCCTGTTCCGTCCCACGTTCTATCAAATCAGAATTGGCGGTGGCTGGTGCTGTAGCCCGAGATGTTACGACATCATCCGACGTATGCGTCAGCGGATGGGAGTGGAATGACCACACGACAGCGACTGTTGTTGTGTCTGCCGCTGCATTTCACGTGGGGACAGGGAGGGCAACCATGAGCGAGCAACCCATCACTGACGACTACGAGACCGTCGCAGAGGCGGCGGCCGGGCTTCGCGTGGCTGCTGCTCACCGGGCACTGAACGACGCGAAAGCCGTAACGCGAGCAGCAAGGGCAGCGGAGAAAGTGGCAGAGCTTGCGTACCACGCCGCGCTGAGTGACTGGTCTGCGGTGCGCTTTCCCGAGATTGAGAAGCAGTACGCGCTGGATGTGGCACAAGATCGTGTGATGAGGAGGCGGAAGTGAGCGAGCAAAACGATCACACTGTGACGTTCACACCCGCCCCCGGCGCGTGGGAGATGCTGACATGGGTGGCTGATGAGGCGGCGTTGTGGACTGGCCGCGCACCGAAACAACACGAAATGGTGGAGTTGCTGCGGTTCGTGCCAGGGACAGAGGAAGGGGAGTTCATCGTGAGCGAGCAACGGGCGTACCAGGCGGAAACACCCGCCTATCTCCTAGCAACGAAAGCGGACTTTACGCGGGTGGAGGAGCGGCACAAGGACATACGGTCAGCGGTGGAGCGGCTTGAACGCGCTGTATGGGATTTTAGCGAATGGGTGGCACTGACCACGGACATAGACGCTGAGCGAACAGGGCAGTTGGAGCGGGCGATGAATCAAAAACGTGCCGACCTGTACCGGCTGCTGGGGATGGGGGAGGAGGTGGCAGGTTGAGTCCGAACGATTTGCTAGCCAAGTGCGAACAACAACAGGAACTCATGGAGAGTAAAACCGCCGACGTTTGCCTTGTCCTGGGTGGCAGGCGGCAGGGCACGAGCGACCGTGTACGACTATTCGGCAGACGCGGAGGGCCGTACGGACAGATCGTGGGCACACAGCCAAACGCCATCATCGCCATGTTCGACGCATAGGAGGTCATCGACTGGATTGAGGACGCGCGAAAGGTTCAGGCGCAACAAGCGCGTACGGCCGTCAATCAGTTGCTGAACGTGAAGGAGCACCCATGACCGACCCCGACACCCGCCTCGCCGCACTCGCTGCGCTGAAGGCCGCACGGGCGCTACAGGCGTTGGAGCCGTGACCACGGACACACTACTCGTGCTCATCGGCCTGACACAACTCGCGTTCGGCTTCCTCTGTGGTGTGCTGTGGCAACGGTTACGCGGATAATCGTTACTGTATCTTCAGGTATGCGTTATGTTTATACGGAAGGAACTGCCAACGATGCCCGCGTTGCAAACGACCGCACAGAGGGAGCGCACGGTGGGGGAACTATCGGAGCCGCAGCCGGCACGGCGCTCAGGGGTACCGCTCACATCGTTACAGCAGGAGGAAGTACGGCGAGCGATTCGCAGGTACTTCCAGACGATCTACACCTACCCCGGCATGGATCTCGCGCTCCTCGCCTATCGCACGCAACGTGTCTTCGTCCCTATCGGTTCGAGCAGCACCGGACTGTCCGATACGCGACGTGGCGTGGGGACACACAGCGACCCGACCCCCCACCTCGCCGACCAGCTCAAGGACGGCGGTACCTATAAAGACGTGCAGCAGTTCATGGTCGTGCCGAAAGCGGATATCGACGCTCTCCTACACAGCGGGATGCACGGGCAGCAGACACAGGCCCTGCGCTTCTGCCTGATCCTCCAACCACGCATGAGCACGGAGGACTTGGCGCGCCGGTGGAACGTCTCACAGCGCACGGTGCAACGCTCTGTCTTCGAAGCCTTGGAAGCCGTCGCACGCCTTGCGTACGGGGATCGCTGGACCGAATCAAGTATGGCAGACGAACTTCCCGCCTGAGTCTGCAACGAGTTTTTCAACTTTGTGGCGCGGATGGCGCGGATGGCGCCGTTTGCGCGGTACGATGAAATCAGACGGGCGAGGTATGCCCAGTCACCACGCGACACTCCCCATGGCCACGATCGCGTTGCGGTGCAACCTCCCGCCACAGCGGCAACGCGACGGCTGGCCTCGCACACACACATCATCTCCCGGAAAGGATGGCCCCATGGAAAATCAGGATATTGCAGAGCGACTCACCGGGCTGCGGGACTATATCGATGGCAAGCGCCAGGCGCATGCGACGAATCTCCAGTCAGCACAGGCGGCACTCCAGACCGCGCAATCACAGGTTGCGGTAGAGACCGCGGCAGTCGCCGAGTTCGAGCAGGCGGTGACGCAGATCGATGCCGTGATCAGGGAATTTCCGGTGACCCCACCGGACCCAGCGGCTGTTCCACCGGCAGCGGAGATGCTGCCTTCGGCATAACGGACCACGGCGAGATAGGCACCACGATGGCACGCGGCACGCCCCACAGTGATGACACCAAAGCACAGGTCATGGCCGCGTTGCTCGCCGGTCAGTCGGTATCAGCGGTTGCTCGTCAATACCACATTGGCAGAAGCACGATCAGCGCGTGGCGCGCGGCCGGCGGTCTCGATGGTTCGACACCCGTCGATCAGTTAAAAAAGGCTGAGTTGGGTGACCTGATTGCCGATTATCTCCGAGAGGTCCTCACTACGCTTTCAGTTCAAGCGCGGCACTTCCGTGACGAAACGTGGCTCGCAAAGCAGCCCGCCTCTGAGTCTGCCGTCCTCCACGGTGTCCTTACCGACAAAGCCCTTCGGCTTCTCGAAGCGCTCGACACCGGACAAGGCGAAGACTGAGCTTGCGGGCTATCGCAACGATCCCGTTGCCTTTGTGCATGACTGCTTTCTCTGGCGCGAGGGCCAGGGGCCCACAGCCTATCAAGATGACATCCTTGCCAGCCTGATCGCCTCCAAGCGCGTCGCCGTCCGTGGGCCGCACGGGCTCGGCAAGACCGCACTCAATGCATGGACGGTGCTCTGGTTCGCCCTGACCCGTGATGCCGCCGGTGTCGATTGGAAAGTGCCGACGACCGCGAGCGCCTGGCGCCAACTGAGCAAGTACCTGTGGCCAGAGATCCACAAGTGGTCCCATCGGCTGCGCTGGGACAAGCTGGGACGGCCACCGTTCGACACGCGGTCTGAACTGCTGATGCTGGGTCTCAAGCTCCGGAGTGGAGAAGCATTTGCCGTCGCGAGCGATACCCCCGAGTTGATCGAGGGGGCGCACGCCGATGCCCTGCTCTATGTCTTTGATGAAGCGAAGGTGATCCCCGCTGCGACCTTCGATGCCGCGGAAGGTGCCTTCTCCAACGCCGGTGGCGACACGAGCAACGAGGCATTGGCACTGGCCACCTCAACGCCCGGAGAGCCGAACGGCCGGTTCTATGACATTCACAGCCACAAGCCAGGCTATGAGGACTGGCACACCCGGCGCGTGACGCTGGAAGACACGATCCAGGCGGGCCGCGTTAGCCGGGAGTGGGCGGACCAGCGCGCGCGACAGTGGGGCACGGCAACCGCCGTGTACCAGAATCGCGTGGCCGGTGAGTTCGCGTCGAGTGAAGAAGACGGCGTCATCCCGCTGGCCTGGATCGAAGCAGCAAACGACCGGTGGCGCATTTGGCACGAGTCGGGGCGCCCAGGCACGCTGACCGCAGTCGGTGTTGACGTTGCCCGAAGCGGCACGGACAAGACGGTGCTCGCCCTGCGCTTTGGCAATGTGATCGGCGAGTTGCGCCGCTACTCCCGTGAAGACACGATGGCGACGAGTGGTCGTGTCGAAGGTGTGCTCACTGCCCAGGGCGGCCGTGCGGTGATTGATGTCATCGGGATGGGCGCGGGTGTCTTTGACCGTCTCCGCGAGCGGCGCCAGCGCGTTGATGCTTTCAACTCGAGCGAGCGCACCGACGCAACGGACCGATCCGGTGAGCTTGGCTTCATCAACCGGCGGTCCCACGCGTGGTGGCGACTCCGTGAATTGCTCGATCCCCTCAGCGGTACGGACATCGCGCTCCCGCCGGACGATACCTTGACCGGGGATCTCACCGCGCCGCACTGGACCGTCCGGAGTGGTGGCAGGATCCAGGTAGAGAGCAAAGAGGACATCAAGCCGCGTATTGGTCGATCAACGGACGATGGGGACGCTGTGGTGATGGCATTCGATGAGCCGCCACGGCGTCCCGTGCTGCCAGTACTTGCCATGGGGGCGGCGAAGGGATGGTAGACAATATCGTCATACGCACGACCACGCCACGCTCCGATGGTGCCACGGAGAGCAGTCCTGCGGCAGACACCACCGCGCTTCGTCCCTCCGTTGGCGGCCGCACCTCACTGGATACCGAAGATTCGTTCTTTGGGGCTTTCCGGGTCGTACAGCCGCCGCCGTCGGCGGAGAGCGCCTGGCGTACCCTCACCCTGGACGCGCAGACGCTCGACCGCATGCCGTCTCAGCAGCTCATGCAGTTGTTGGCCGATTTGTCACCCGACATCAGCCGAGCATTATGGGATTTCCTTCGCATGGCGAACCCTGGGTGGGAAATCGTCACCTTCATTCCCGGCACCGAGGAGCCTGCACCGCAAGCACAGGCGCGGCTGGATACGTTCTTTGCGCTGCTTGCCGATCTGTACGGGTCCTTCGACGTCATCGTGGGACGGCTGTTCATTGGCGCGTTCCTCCGTGGGGCGCTGATGGCAGAACTGGTGTTGGATGGGGACGGGCGCATCCCGGTGGATCTGGCCACACCGGACCCATCATCTGCCCGCTTCCAGCGCGTGACCGATCCCGTGCGCGGCGTCATCTGGCAACTGGGGCAGTGGCAACGCGGTGGATTTCTTCCGCTGGATCGGCCCACGGTCCGCTATCTTCCACTCGACCCGCTCCCAGGCTCACCCTACGGACGTGCCATGGCTGCGCCCGCGCTGTTTTCCTCGGTGTTCCTGATCGGGTTGCTCCATGACCTCCGGAGAGTGGTGTCCCAACAGGGCTATCCCCGTCTGGACCTGATCCTCAATCTTCAGCAGATGTACGACCGCGCACCGGCCGATGTGCAGCAAGACCCCGAGGCATGGCAGACGTGGGTGAACGACACACTGGCGGAGATCAAGCAAACCTATGCGCAACTCCAGCCGGACGATGCGTTCGTGCATACCGACATCGTGAGCGTGAACAAACCGGTGGGGACGGTGGACGCGCAAAGCCTCGGCGCCGTCGATAGTCTGCTGAAGAACCTCGAACGCATGACCATGCGCGGGCTGAAATCCACCCCCTTGCTTTTTGCAGGCGGCGATGGCGGGACCAGTGAAGCAAATGCAAATCGGCAGTGGGAAGTCTACGCCGCCTCCATCAAGTCCGTCCAACATCTCTGCGAGAACCTGCTCGAACGGCTCTTTTCTCTGGCGCTGCAAGCACAGGGCATCGTCGCCACGGTGCAATTCCGCTTTGCGGAACTCCGTGCAGCAGAACTCTACCGTGATGAGCAGACGCGGCAGCTCAAGAATGCCAACACCTTTGCCGAGTATGCGGCAGGCTGGATCAGTCAGGACGAAGCGGCACAGGCAACGGTGGGCCATGCGCCTGACCAGGACGTGCCGCGCGCCTGGCCAAGCGGCCCCAGTAGTGAGGTACCGGTGGCGCCCCCGCCGACGCCACCCAGTAACCCCGATCCGGGGAGCAATCGAACACCGTTGCGTGTCATCGAGAGGACGTAAAACATGGAACAGAATTCTAGCCGTACCTACCAGACCTTCCGCTGCCCCGAGTGTGCGCACGCTTTTCTGGGCAGCACTGCGAAGCGGGTAACGTGTCCGCAATGTGACACCGTTGTCCACGAGCCAGGCTCAACGCCAACAGAGAAGCGTGTGGTGCAGCAGCCACAACGAGCAGATCCACGCGTCCAGCAGCGCACGGGCGATATCCGTCAACAGCGCCCGCTCTAGTGCTGCGCCGTATCTGGCGCTGGCTGATGACACCGCCGGTCGTTGCCCAGTCACGTCCCTACGTCCCGCCAGCATCACCACCGGGGCTGGTCTACGCCCGTTACCGGGAGACGCCACAGACAATGGCAGCCATTGTAGGCATCGAGGGCTACCGACCAAACCGCGAACCAGGACACACACGGCGTTACCCATCATCCGGGCCATTCCCGGCCTATCGGGAATCCGTGCCCGCCATACCTGGGCCACGTCGCATACCACCTTCCGACATCCGCTATGGCGTGTGTCACAGCACGCCATTGCCTGGCACGCAGGACCGCAGCCCGTGGCAGTACTGCGACTGCGACGCGGGGCCGTGGCCCCACTATCCGGGCAAGCCGAACAAGCCACCATGCATGCTACTGGAGAGCATAACGAGGAGCACTGACGATGATGACTGAACGTGATGCCGCAACGCTCGACGCGAGCGATACGGCCATTCCCGCAGTGTACGCACATCCGGCAGCGGTGGAGCGGATGACCGATGTGGCGACCGCACAACGGGTGGCCGCAGAGAGCGGCGCGCTCGACCCCAGCATCTTCGAAGACAATCCGCCATTCTTCTGGCGTGCCCTGATCTCGAACAACCAACTTGACAGTTACTACACGAAGATGGATATATCGAGCCTGCAGAACTATGCGGCAGACGCCCAGGATGGCGTGTCGTTCCTCAACTCGCACAACAACCGTATTCTCCCCTTCGGTCGGTCCATTGCTGGCACGTATGTCGGCCCGGGTGGTGATGGCGTGGCGAAGGTGCAGGCGGACTTCTTCACGATCCCAGGGCTCAACCTCAACGGGGTGAACACCGACGACCTGATCCTTGGGATGCGTGCGGGCATCGTCAAGGATGTATCCATCGGCTTCGTCCCCGGCTCCATGGAGTGCTCCATCTGTGGCCTGGACGTGTGGGACTGGGACTGCCCCCACATTCCTGGCTTGACCTATCCCATCAAAGACAGCAAGGGCAACATCACCGAGGAGCTGGCCTTTTCGTGGGTGAAAAACGCACGACTGGCCGAAGTCAGTGCGGTCTACGAGGGCGCGACTCCCGGCGCGGCCATTATCAAAGCGCGCCAGCAGGCAAGTGACGGCAGGCTCAAGCCGGAGTCTATCCGCATTCTCGAAGCACGCTACCGCATTCATTTGCCGACGGCCCCGCGAGCAGTTGCGGGAGCCACCATCGCGTCACCACGCGCAGAGGAGAGCCGTATGCCAGCAGAACAAGAGCGCCAACAGACACCGCCGACAGCGACGGCTGACGCGGCGGTCACGCCAACCGCCCCACCATCCGAGCCAACGCGTACTCCGGAGAGCACACCCACACCGGCTGAGAGCACTACGCAACCCGATCAGCAAACAGCACGTCCCTATAGTGCACCATCACCGATTATTGCCACGGTGCGTGAACTCTTGAGTACCGCCGGGATCCCGGTTGGGGAAGACATTCCCGCAGCCGTGCGTGCCGCGACCGACGAACTGGTGCGGCTGCGTCCCCTCGCCGACGATGGCCGCACCTATCGCAGCGACCTGGTGCGCGACGCGCTCACCGAAGGCGCACGGGCGTTCGGCACCGACTTCTCTGAGGAGACGTACCGGGGCATCCTGGAGACCTCGCCCTTGCCCGCGATCAAGCGCATGCGCGATGACTGGCGGTCCGTGGGCAACAAGCTGTTCGTCGGCGGACGGGCCAGTGTTGAGGGAACCGTTGAGATTGACGAGGACGTACCGAAGCCCCGCAGTCGCCCCGATATGGCGTTCAGCGGCTAACGACCGGCAGGTGCCGTGGTAGCAGAAGGAAGGAAACATCCCCATGCCTGATCCCCGTAACACGCTCTCCCATGAGGGCATCGCCGCACAGTTCGCAACCTATTCCATCGATGGCGTCACCATCGCATATGACAGCACCCGCCCTGGTGGTTCGACCGGCGTCGGACTCGCGGTCACGCTGTCCGGCGATAACACCGTGGCGCTCTGTGCCGACGGAGATCCCGTGCTCGGCAAGCTGGTCCTCGTGGAGCAGGACGGCAAGTGCAATGTCCAGTTCGGCGGCATGACCACGCTTCCTGGTGGATTGGCGGCAGCCCTCACGCTGGGTACGAAGTTCGTCGGCGCCCTGGGTGCCGCCGCAGCACGTGGCTACATCCGCTCCGTCAATACCGCTGTCGCCGCTGAACTCGGCAGGATGACGGGCAAGATCCAGGCGGTGGCCGATCCCACCAACGTCGACGTCCTGATCTAGTTCCCCCACTCCCCATTGGGCTCCGGCGCGCGCCGCAGCCGTTCTACAGAAAGGATCTCTCATGCCTCACGTCACCGATCAAAAGCCGCGCGCGCTGGACCTCCTGGCTCGCATGGGCTCCGGCGAACTCTACCGACAGGCGTACAGCCGGGGACAGAATCTCTCCGTCTGGCTGGAAGAGCAAGACCCGTCCGATGGCTACAAAGATGGCCTCGATGCCTTTGGCCGTCTGATGAAGGCCGCGGGCATTGCCACCCGCTCCGACGTCGCCGTGGGCCTCCATGCCGACACGTTTGACGCGTTCGACAAGACGGCGGAGACGCGTGGCCTCGTGCCCGAATGGATGGCACGGCAGTGGCGGCGCGCCGTCACGGGCCGTGATGTCTCGACCCGTTCCCTGTTCACCACCGTCGATAACGGGCCCGGCACGGTCATGCAACCGTTTGTCGACGCGGCGCAAGCGCGCTACAAGCAGCTGGCCCCGGCCATCCCCCTGGATGAAATGGTCGCCATCACGACACCGATCGATGGTGACGCCTACCGCGCGTTCTACCTGATCGATGACCCGGCGTCCGAGCGCAGGGTGCGGGTCGCTCAGGGCGCCGAGGTGCCCCGTGCGAAGATCGTCGGCGCTGACCACACGATCCGCCTGAAGAAGTTCGGGCGGGCACTGGAGGCCACCTACGAGATTCTGCGACGCCAGCGTATCGACATGGTGGCGCTGACGATTGCCCGGATGGCGATCCAGGCGGAGACCGACAAGGTGGCTGCGGCCATCGATGTCCTGGTGAACGGGGACGGCAACTCCCTCACCGCTGCGACCAACTATAACCTCACCGCCCTCGATGCGACGGCAACTGCAGGTCTGCTCACGCTCCGTGGCTGGCTGAACTACAAACTTCAGTTTCCCAGCCCCTATGCCCTGACCACGGCTATCGCGCAAGCCGCGTCTGTGCTTCAGGCAATGCTGCTCAATACAGGCTCTGCGAATATCCCCCTGGTCGCCATTCAGGGTGCGGGCGGATTCGGTGGTTTTCGCGCCATCAACCCCAGCCTGGCGGACAATGTGGCCATTGGCTGGACCGTCGATGCACCAGTCATGAAGATCGTTGGCTTCGATGCTCGGCTGGCGCTCCAACAGGTGTTTGAAGTCGGTGGAGACATCACCGAAGTCGAACGATTCGTGGCTCGCCAGACCAACATCCTCGTGATGACCGAAGTCCAAGGGTTTGCCGTGCTCGACCAAAATGCCACGCGGGTGCTCAGTATTAACGCGTGATACGGCTTGCTCCGTCTCTCGTCTTCCCCTCGCGCTAGACGCGCATGCGTGTAGTCTCCAAGAAAGGACTGATCGATGCCAGAATTCTTAACCGTGCAGAGCGGCCGTGACGATGATCGCGTCGTGCTCTGGGAACGTAACCCCGAACACCCCGAGGGCGAGGCGTACGTTGCCGGAAAGACGCCCGTCCGGGTGGCACGGACCTCTGAAGTAGGGATCCGCTTGAGTCGACGTGACCTGGTGGAAGTCACCGCAGTTCCTCCCCCACCGGAACCCGCCCCGGAAACGACCCCGGAACCCGTTGTGCCTTCCAAGCCGGCGACGAAGTAACGCGCGTTGGCACTGCTGACGACCTCTGACTACCCAGCCGTGCGCGCCGCCCTGGATACGAGCCTGGATGATGGGGATCTTCCCGATGGCATCATCGGACTCTCTATCTACCAGGGGCGTGCCGAAGCGTTCGTGTTGCGCCGGGATCCGCTCGCGCAGACCCGAACGGGGGCCGATGCACAGCACGTCAAGAACGCCGCCATTTTCTTGACTGCTGGCTATCTTGCCCCGGCACTCCCGGCCGTCATCTCAGATGACTACGGGGACCACCGGATGCAACGCAAGCCGATGGACTGGATTGCACGCGGTCAACTCCTGACCCAACGGGGCGAAGCAGAACTTGATGTCCTGCTCCTGCCACCTGCACTGCTCGTGACCTCCGCACGGCCACGCATGTTCACGGTCGCGTCGGGCAGTCGCGGACGGTAACGTGCGCAGGAAGAGCAGCACCACGGTTGCGGTCCAGCGCTGTCCCCTCACCGCCACCGGGACCGGCGCACCGGTACCGGTGCCTGGGCTCGACGCGATTCCGGTTCAGATTGACCCGGTCCGCGCCGCAGTCCACGACCGCACCAGCATGCCACTTGACAGTGTGACGGTGTACACGCTCCGTGGCTGCCCGGACATCGCCTGGGGCGACCGTCTGGTCACGCCGGACGGCACTACGTATCTCGTGCGCCACCGAGCCCAATTCGGTACACATCACCTCCGGCTCAATGCCGAAGCCCCGGGTCTGCGCACGCACACCTGCTCCATCCTGCGTCGGATTCCGGGTGCAACCCAGGACACATGGGGTGGCAACACGCAGGGCTATCTTTCCATAGCGACGAACGTGCCGTGCTGGATCTCCGCTCCGGGTGAGCACGAGATGACGAATGCGCAGGGCATTATGACCATCAGTGATGTCGTCATGGAAGTCAGCGCAGAGATTGATATCACGCCTGCGGATCGCGTGCATGTGAACGGTCAAACGTGGGAGGTGCTGGGCGTGGTCACACCAGGTCCGCTCCATCCTCAGATCGTCCATCTCCGTGTGGTGCAATCGTGAGCCGGGTTACCGATCGTCGTCAGGAGGCCATCACCGAAATCACTCACGCAGTGACTGATGCCCTTGATGCGGCGATCCTCGAGAGCGTGATCTTCCTCAAGTCGCGCACACCGACGCGTACGGGGACCGCACGGCGCTCTCAACATGGTGTGGTCATGGATGCCGCCGGGAACGTACTTCGCTCTCCAGGGAGCGACGAGAATGGGAACGCGCTGCCGAGCTATCCAGGGACCGGCAAGCTGACCGGTATCGTGGGCTCCAACTGCGGTTACTACCGCTGGGTGGACCAGGGTGCGCGCGGACGGACCGGGACGGGTGCCCTTGCCCAGACGTTGACCGAGTTGGAGCAACGCTGGGCGGAACAGAAACGGAAATTGGGTCTGCGGTGATCGATACCATTGCAGCGATCCGAAGCGCATTTCTGGCCGATGCCGGTATTACCGCGCTGGTCGGGACCCGTATCTACGGTGCGCCTCCAGGACTACCAGAAGGGCAGCCAAGTCCTCCGCCGGCATCCATCGTCATCCAGGCGGTAGGTGGTGACGTGGCGGCATCCGATCCGACCCTCCAGCAGCGGTACTACGTCCGGTGCTACGGTGCGACGGGTCAGGACACCATGGCGCTCTACCGGGCACTGTACGACAGCGTGATCGATACTGACGGCCGTCTGCGCGGCCCCCGATTGATTAGCGGCCGGTGGCTCCTGAAGTCAGCGACGCTGACTGCTCCAGCGACGGATGAGGAGCCACAGGGATGGCCGATCACGACCACCACACTGACCACACGATTTGATGCGCTTCGTGGCGCAGCAGGATAGACGGAGGAACCGATGCCCTACATTCAGTACCTCGGCCCCAGCGATGAACTCGATATGCGGCCTGTCATGGGCAAGAAGAGCAAGTTCCACTTCTTCGCGCGTGATGGCATCCTCGGTCCGCTCGCGGAGCGCGGTGTTGCGGTTGAAGTGACCGAAGAGGAAGCCGAAGAGCTGCGCACGTATCCTGGTCACCAGTTCGGTGACGTCGCACCGCCCCCGGCTGCGCCGCCCGTCGCACCCGAGACCGCCGTCGGCGCTGCACCGACTCCGCCCGTGGTTGATCCTACGCACCCGGAAAGTACCCCCGTCACCGAGGTCGTCACCGCCGGATAACGGTGGGACGCGCATATAACCAGAAAGGACGCGAGGCATGGCGACTGATTCCACAAATATTCTCGAAGGCACATGTAAGCTCTATATCGGCGCGGCGGGGAACTCGGCGACGCCGGATGTGCTTCCTGCAGACACGATCGCGTTCGGTGCTGCCTGGGGCGGTACGTGGCGTGACGTCGGCTACACCACCGACGCGGGAGTCTCCATGTCGCTCGCGCAGCGCTTCACGGACGTCCGTACGGCGCAGGACCGCAACGTCACGCTCCATCTTCGAGCGGGCAGTGACGACAAGATCATGTGCGCCTTGCTCGAAGCGACGCTGCTCAACCTCCGTGATGCGACGGGCCGAGGCGCGATCACGACCGTGGCCGCTGCGGCTGGCGTCCCTGGTCATAGCGACCTGGCGCTGACCGATGACGCGCTGATCCGGTACGTCGCAGTGGGATTCGAGGGCGTCGCGCCGCCGAACACCAAGGGCAACCCGCGCCGTGTGCTTTTCCCGGTCGCGCTGTCGATGGCAGCAGTCGTGATCGCGCAGCGCGTCGGGGCACCCACGAGCATCCCCTGTGAGTTCACGCGCATCGGTAGCTACAACCCCGTCATCCGTGACGTGTTGACGATCTAAGGAGTTGACGCATGGTAGCTACGAGTAACCTCACGGAGGAGCAACAGGATGCGCAGGATGACGCGGCGCGGAAGTTCCGTGCCCGTGTCTCCCGCGCCGGAGGCAAAGTCCTGGATATGCCCGGGACGTCTCCTGACCTGCTCATCTCTGCATCCCAGCCTGAGCGCGAGCCACTCCGGGATCGCTATGAGATTGCCGATGACCAGGATGATATCCTCGTCACGCTCAAGCGGCGTGGTGGTGAGACCATCGAGATCACCATCCCGCCCGTGACAACGGGAGCGCTTCGCGCGCTCTCGTGGAGGCTCAAACGCGTGGTCCAGGCGGCACAAGCCGTGGACGCGTGCGAGGACGATACGCAGATCCAGGCGCTCCTCGACGAGGTAACGCGGCGGGATGAGCAGTTGACCCGCGTCATGATCCCGGGTCTGCCGCCCGGTTTACTCGCCTCCCTCAGTACCGCCGCCGCCGACCAACTGCGAGCAATCACGCGCCAGCTGAGTCAGGAGGCGTTGCACGTAGACGAACAGGGCAACCCAAAGCCGTAGGCGATGGTGGCCAACACCAGACGTGGGCAGCCGTGTTTGCCGATGTGATGCAGTCGTTTCCTGGCTACACGATTGCCACACTTGATTGTCTTCCCCCCGCCACCGTCTTCGCTCTCTACCATCACGCGGGCAGAGTCCGTCGCCGTTCCGTTGCTGATCGTGCCCGATCGATCATGATTGGCATGTCCGAACGTCCCCATGCGTTGCTGGAAACCCTGGAAGTGGAGTAAACATGTCGCTTGACGTTGGTGATGCATTTATCCAACTTCTGGTGGATCTTTCGCCATTGGATCGCGCCTTCGTGGAGGGGCAAGCCAAAGCCAAGGCGTTCGGTGACCGGGTCGAGCAGCAGGCCGATCGGATGGGAAAGTCGTTCCTCAGCGCCACGAATCTCGTCAATGGGATGTTTGCCGGTACGAGTCTGACCGCTGGCGCGAAAGCGTTTGACGTGCTGAGTCAGAGCATTCTGGGCGTCGTCAAGTCCGGCACTGAGTTTAATACGCAACTCACCACCATTCAAAACAATACGACGATGACGAGTGCCGATGTGGGCGCGCTGCATGACGGCGTTTTGAAACTGGCGAGTGAGACTGGGGCACCCATCAAGAATCTTGCTGAGGGTTTTCAGCACGTCATGAACATCACCGGTGACACGGCGTCATCGATGGAGATCTTGAACGCCGCGACGGCGTCAGCGGTGGCTACTGGTGGGGACGCGAGCAAGACCGCGAATGTGCTCGCCAACGCGATGCACGAATATGGCACCGATGTCAGTACCGCAGCCACGGCGCAAGAGAAACACAACGATGTGCTCGTGGCTGCCACCAAGACCATGGGCATCTTCCATCTCGCCGCCGCTGAGGGCAATATGACGTTGGAGCAGTTCAGCGAGCACTCTGGACGCGCCATCGGTGTGGCCGCCAACCTGGGAGTACCGCTGGAGCAGGTGTCGGCGGCATTTGTCGCCTTGACGAAGCACGGCTTTGACGCAGCGGGCGCCGGGGTGCAGGTCACCGACATGCTCACTCACATGATCAATCCAGGCAAGCAGGCAGAAGCCGAACTCGTGCGACTGGGCAAGGCCACGGGCATTGACCTCGTCAACGACTTCACGGCGGCGGGGATCCACGCCAAGGGCCTCGACGGTGTCCTCAAAGACTTGCACGACGCCTTCCAGAAAATGGGATACGGCGAGGCGGAGGCCACGGCTGAGGCGTACAAGCTCATCAATGCGCAGCGCGGCGGCCTGGGCGTGGCGACACTGCTTGGCACGGCGGCAAGAGACTACGCGGGCACTCTCAAGGACGGGACGGATCAATCGAAGATCGCGACGATCAATAACGATAGCCTGGCACGGAAGCTGGAGACCGTCGGCGGCCAGTTCGATGTCCTGAAGGCCAGCGTGCAGGCAAGTGGTATCCAGTTTAGTGAGAATCTGCAACCGGCGCTGCTGGCGGGCATCAAGGGGCTTGAGGCGCTGGGCGGCGGCATCCACGACGTGATGGTGGCCACGAGCGGCTTGCGGGGCATGCTCGGCCAGGGGATTGAGGCGGTTGTCGGGTTCGCCGCAAGTCACAACGTCATCCGAGATGTGGTGCTGATCTGGGGCACGTATCAGGTGGCGGTGATGGCGGCCACGGTTGCGCAGACGGCGTTTCTCGCTGTGACCACGGCCATCCCGGCGATCGCTGGAGCGATTGCGGCGGCAACCACGGCGGCGTCTGTCGGATTCGGCTTGCTGGCGGAAGGCGAAGGCGTGGCGTCGGTGGCGACGCTGCTGCTGGAGGCGGCGGGCCTGCCATTGATCGCGACCTTCGGACTCGTCGCCGTCGCCGTTGTCGGTCTGGGTATCGGCATCAAGGCAGCGTATGACCACGTCGATTGGTTCCGCGAGAAGGTTGACGGCCTGTTAGAGAGCCTGGGCCGACTGGGGACGTGGCTACACGACAACGAGCCGCTCTTTCATGTGCTGGGTGGTACCTTCAAAGCTTTGGGCACCGCTGTTCACGACGTTGGTGAGTACTTCGGCGGCGCAACGGAAACCGTCAAGGCGCATTACAGCGAGCTTGCGACGATCCCCGACGAGTATCACCAGGTCGGTGTCGCCGCGAAGAAAATGGCGGTGGATGCTGCCCAGGGCGAAAAGGCGGCATTCGAGGAGCGCATCAAGGCGGCGGAGAAGTTCGCAGAGGAACAGAAGACCCTCGATACCCGCGCCGCCGATGAGCGCTTCCGTGCGTACGAGGAAGCGTCCAAGAAGCAGGAGCGGGCAGAGACTGATGCGCTGACCGAGGAAAAGCGCCAGTACGACGAGGCCAAGGACCACGAGATCAAGACGCGGGAGCAACAGCTTCAGTACGACCTGACCGCGCTTGGCCGCGAGCAGCAGGCGGCGGAGTTCAACGCATCGGAGCAAAAGCGGCTGGCCGACCAGACTACGACGGAGCAGATCCAGGCAGCGGAAAAGGCCAAAACCGCCACCCTCCAGGCTGACCACGACATCCACGAGAGCGCCGTTCGCGCGTTCGAGGGACGGGCCGAAGCAGCCCGCAAGGCGTTCACGCAGCAGGAGCATGAGGCGCAGGAATCGCTGCGGCTGTTCGAGGCCGACCAGCAGCACGCGTTGCAGTCAGAAGAAGCCGGGATCACCGGGCAGACACGCCTGATCGAATTGGGCAAAGAGACGCGGCTGCACGCACTTGACGAGGAAACGCGGGGACGTGAGGAGTCCACCGCCAGGGAGATCCGCGACACTGAGGCCGCGACGGCGAAGCACCTGCACGACATGGAGGTGCGCGCGAAGGCGTACGAGGAAGATCAGGCACGGGAACTTCGGGGTATCGAAGAGCGCAAGACCGCTGACCTGCACGCTCTCGAAGAGCAGACCCGGAGCTTCGACGAAGCCAAGGCGAGGGAAATCAAGGCCATTGAGGAAACGAAAGCGGAGCAACTCCGCGCGATCAACGAGCAGACCCACGAGTTCGAGGAAGGCAAAGCGCGCGAGATTAGAGCCATCGACGAGGCGAAAACCGCCCAACTCCACGCCATCGATGAGCAGATCAAGGCCCAGGATCGCCAGGCGCAGGAACAACTGCGACAGATCGATGCAGCGGCGGCGGCACGGATCGATGCGCTCAAGGCGCAGCAGGATGTGCTCAAGCGTACGGACAGCCAGCAGCGTGAAGAAGAGGCGCTGGCGAAACGGGTGGGGGCGCCAGCAGGTGTGTTGCTTCAGCAGTATCATGGCGCACTCAATGAGGGCGACGTGGCCCACGCGGAGAAACTCGCCGCCGATATTGCTAAGATCGACGCCCAGGCTGCCGACCTCATGCGCCGTGACCGACTGGCACGCCAGGAAGAGGCGATCAAAGATCAGATCGAGGGTATCCGCCAACAGACTGCCGCACAGAAACAGGGGATCGCCGACCAGCTCAAGGCGTTCAAGGACGGCGAGGCGCAGCGGAAGGTTCAGCTCGAACTCACCACGAAGGCACAGACGGACGCACTGCATCAGGAAGTGCAGCAGTTCAAAGATACGCAGACCGCTCGCCGTGATGAAATCGAGCGTACCGCGAAACGCCAGACGGACGCGCTGCACGAGGAACTGACGCGTTTCAAAGACCACCAGGCCGCGCTGAAATACGAGGTCGAGCAGACGGCGAAGCATCGGACTGATGATATTCGCGACGCGCTCACACGATTCAAGGATGAGCAGGCAACTGAGCGCTTCGAGGTGTCGCAGACGTCCAAGTATCACGTGCAGGATTTACAAGACCGGCTCACCCGCTTTAAAGACCATCAGGCGGCTCTCAAGTTCGAGATCGAGCAGACAGCCAAACATGACCTGCAGGTACTTCAGGATCAACTCAAGGCGTTTAGGCAGGCCCAGATCGACGCCCTCAACGCCAAAAAAGAGCAGGTCCGTGGCCTGATCGAGCAGTACACCAAAGACCGAGACGCCAGGCTCGACCAAATCATCAAAGAGCGCCAGGCGGAAGCCGATCATTATCTCTTGCAACAGCGCCAGGCGGAGCAGACGTATCTCAACCGCAAGGACGCGCTAGAGAAAGAGAAGATCGTTCGGGATAACGACTATGTCGTTGCCCAGAACCAGACCAAACTCTATTTTGAAGGTCGCCGTGATGCGATCGACAAGACCGGCAAGGCGGCCATCGAACAGCTGAACGACGAGAAAAAGCAACAAGACTTCACGTTCGGCAAACGCCTTGAGGCCATCCATGTCCACTATGCCGAGGTCAGAACCGCTCAAGCCGAAACGCACCGACTCGCGGTTGAGCAGATCGACGACCAGGCGAAACAGACCAAAGAGGGCCTCACCACCATGGGCCAGGCGTGGCAGTCCTACGCGGGTACGGCCAATGACAGTATGAGCAGCATGATCACCCAGGCGAACGCGCTGGAAAAGGCGTACAGCGCCGCGGCATACCAGGCATCGCTGCTGGGGTCAGGACCAGGACCAGGACCAGGGCCAGCCACACGCCACGCAGCCGCCGCCAATATCGGTGCCTTCCCGGAGGCGGACCGGAAGATCTGGGAAGGCACCTACGGCAAAGACAACGCTCAGGCGGAGTGGAAGAAGCAGGCAACGGATGCAGCCCTGGCGAATGCGGGCGTGGGTGCGGGCATGGGGCCACCGTTCGGCGCAGGCGGCAGTCAGGCTGACGGCGTGAACAACGCGCGCGGTGACCAGATCGCCGCAGCCGCACGGGTCACCGGTGGTACGGGTATCAGTAAATACTGGGACGGCGACCAGTCCTTTTGCGAAACTTATGTCGAGGATGTGGCCGGGGTCGGCTGGCGGGGTTCCTCGGCTATCGATGCCTGGGGACGGTGGGATGAGCGGGGAGCCGCGCACTCCGGCTACCCACAGCGCCCCGGCGACCTCGTCTATTTCGAGTGGGGGAAGAACGGCCACGTGGGCGTGTACGAGGGCAACGGCATGATGCGGTCCGCCCTGCACGGCGGCGTGCAGGATATGTCCATCAGCGACTACCTTCAGGTCAATCACGCCAGCCTGCTCGGTTACGTCGAGCCGTTCCTTTTGGGCGGCCAGACGGCGACCGACGGACTCGCCTATCTCCACTCTGATGAAATGGTGATCTCACAGGCAACCAGCCGTGCGCTCTCCGACATCGGGATGGGGTATGGAGACGTCGAGCGGATGCTCAACTCAGTCACGAGAGCAGCAGCCGGGCAGCCCGCGTTGCCGTCATCAGGGACCGGGGGGCGGAGCGAGGTGGATTATGAGCGACTGGGAGACGCTGTTGCTGATGCGATGATGCGTCGCCCGACCAACAACGTGAACATTAGCGGTGTCGGCATGGCTGATGTTGCCCGCGAGGTGCGGACCGTCCTCGCACAACGCGACTTGCTCTACCAGTAACACGACGAGGAGCGACGACGCATGGCGGCAATCCTCGATTTCTGGCTGAGTGGCTGGGGCACGACACCCGCAACCACCACAACGACGTCCACGACCACATCCTCAACGACCACCGCAGCTTCAACCACCACAGCGGCGGTCACGACATCTCCCGGTGAAGTCATGATCTGGCGAGACGCGTTGGGAACGGACCATTCGCTGAGTGGGCAAGCACAGTTCCAAATAGAACGCGGACAGCAAGGTCTCTGGATGCCTCCCGTGATGCTCGCCCATGACGAACTGCCTTTTCAGCCGGGTGCGCGTTTGCGTCAGGCCCGCATAAGCGCACGTCAACTCATGCTCCCGTTACTCGTGTATGCGGCGAATCGGGGTGCACTCTGGTCAACACTCCGGAGTGTGCTCACGTGGTTTGACAGCACGCGCGGTGACGGCCTCCTCCGACTGATTGCACCAGACGGCAGTGAACGACAGTTGACCTGTCGGTATGCGGATGGGCTCCAGGGGCGCGGGGGTGCCGACACGGACGGCGTCGAGTGGCAACGCTTCGGTGTCGTTCTCTGGGCGGCGGATCCCTACTGGTACGCGGCCGTCCCGATCACGAAAAGGTACGGGAACGGCGCATCTGCCACGTTCTTCCCGTTCTTCCCACTCCGTCTCGGGGGCAGCACCGTCTTTGCGACGGACACCCTGATCAACACCGGGGATGCGGAGGCGTGGCCCATCTGGACGCTCACCGGACCCGCCATTGATCCGGTCCTACGGAATCTGACCACCGGAGCGTACCTGAAACTTCGGCTGACGCTCCCCTCCTTCACGCAACTCACGATTGATACCACGCCGGGCAGCAAGTCCGTGTGGGATGGAGCGGGCACCTCGCTCTTTCGGACACTCAGCGCCGACTCAACACTCTGGCCGCTGGTGATCGGCAGCAACGCACTCCAGATGGAAGCAGGGGGAGTCACGGGCGAGACGCGCATGACGCTGCGTTACCGTCTCCGGTATCTGGGCGCATGAGCATCCCACGGTATCATGTCTTCATCCGTGATCGGTACGGGCGACGACTCGCCGAACTGGACACCTTCACCACCGCGACGTTCAAGCCACGTTTCAATCAGGTCGGCTTTTGGCAACTCACCGTCCCCGTGCAGGAGCGCCTGCACACACTCCTGGTCGCGGGCAATGGGATCATCGTCACCCGCAACGACCTTCCCCTCATCAGTGGCCCGATGCGGCACTTCCGTCGGCAACTCGCCGGGGCAACCAATACTTATGAGTTGTCCGGACCCGATGATCTGGTCTGGTTCAACGATCATCTGGCGGCCCCCGTTCCCGGTGGACCACCCTATGCCGGTCAGGAGGCCGATATTCGGCAGGGCGCTGCGGAGACCGTGATCAAGGGGTATGTCTCCGACAATGCCGGACCGACGGCGCCCCCGGCACGCCAGGTTCCTGGCCTGACGCTCGCGCCCGATCAGCACCGGGGACTTGTGATCTCGGGACGCGCACGATTCGTGAACCTGCTGACGCTCATCACGGATCTCGCGCTCAGCGGTGGTGATCTGGGCTGTCAGGTGCGCCAGGGCGAGGATACGCTGATCTTCGACACGTACCAGACGGCCGACCGGTCCGACACCACGGTGTTTTCGGTCGAACTCGGGACTCTGGACGGCTTCGACTACGTCCGGAACAACGCGCAGACGAACTACATCATCGCAGGAGGGCAGGGAGAGGGCATCCTCCGCACCTTCGCCGAACTAGGGGATACGGACAGCATCGCGGAATGGGGAAGGATTGAGACGTTCCTCGACCGCAGGGATGTCGCCACCACGACGGAACTCGTGCAGGCTATCGCCACGGCACTTTCAGAGCACGCGGAGCAGTATGAACTGCAAGTGACCCCGGCGCTCACGGATGCACTGCAGTTCGGTCGGGACTTCAGCCTCGGTGATCGCGTGACCGTGCGTATCGATGGAGAGACGATCCAGGACGTGATCCGCGAGGTCGGCATCACGCTCGATGCCCAGCGCGGGGAGATCATCGCACCGGTGATCGGCACCCCCGGCATGCGCCACCGGCTCGGCTTCTTTTCCCGTTTCAGTCACCTGCAAGCCCAACTGAGCTTGCTCCAAAGGAGATAAACGTGGGCAGATCCAGTTGGCCGTTTGCCTCGGGCCCGGGCTCCAATATCGGTGAAGGCCAGTGGACGAGTATGGCAAGTCTCTGGCTCCAGTCAGGGGTGATTGCCGGGAACGGCGCGGAATTCAGCCTGCGCTGTACCAATGGCAATATGACCGCAGGGATGGGGGCGGGTGCTGCCTGGATCAACGGTCACTATTTTACGGATGATGCATCCCCGCAGACCAACCTCGTGTTTGCGCCCGCAGATCCGACGTACCCCCGGATCGATACCGTGGTGATTCGACTGGATGAAAGCGCGCAGACGTGTGACTACGCGATCCTGCAGGGCACTCCTACCACCTCTGTTGGCGCGACGCCCGCGATTCCCGGTCTCAGTCAATCCGCGACCCGTTGGGAACTTCCCCTGTACAACATCCGGATCAATGCTGGGCAAACGTCACTGACCGATGCGAATGTGGTCGGTGATCTCCGCGCCTATGCCGTCGCTCCCGTCGGGAATACCAGTCCGCGCACCAATCTGTTGATCAATGGGGGATTCGAGATCTGGCAGCGCGGAAATGGCCCGTTCACGACCCATGGGGCGTATGCTGCCGATCGGTGGCAAGTTCTCTTGGCCGCAGGTACCGGCAGCGTGGCGGTCTCCCTCGACACCGTGACGTGTGACTTTCTCTCCCAGACGTCAGCGAAGATCGTATTCACTTCGGGGACGTCTCCCTATGCCGGCGTCCAGCAGCGCATCGAAGCACCCAATGTCCTCCGGGGCGTTCCCGTGACCGTGAGTGCTCGCGTCTTCTCCAACATTCCGGGCGCTACCGTAAACATCACCGAGAATGGAAACGGAGCAACCCAGACCAACGGCTCCCCCAGTCTCCGAACTAACATGTGGGAGACGATTACCTGTACGCGGGTGCTGGGCGGCTCTGTGAACACGTTGGATATATCAATCTCGTGTCCTCCCGGAGCCACGATGTACGTGGGCAAGGTGACGACTGCGGTGGGAGTGCTCCCGCTCGCCTACACGCCTCCACCGATTGCCGATATCCTTGCACGCTGTGAACGGTACTACGAAGTCACCCAGGCGAGTGCCCGATTCACGGCAGCGGCCGCCGGGAACGTCCTGGACACCCCGGTCTACTGGCGACATGCCAAAGTCGTCGTACCGACCATCACCATCACCCCAGGATCCAATGCAAACATTGGCACCCTGAACATCCCCAATGCATCGACGACGGGGGCTCGCTTTGAGCTGACCGCTGCGGCTCCCGGAGACTGCTACGCGATCAACTATACGGTGACCGCCGAGGCCAATATCTGATCACGGAGGAGACTCCCATGCGCGCAGCACGCTTAAACACCGATGACATGGTGGATCTTGAATACAACGAGCATCACTTTCACATCCCGATGACGGCCGCGTCGTACACCAAGCACGTGGACGGCACTGATAACTCCGCCTTCCTCCAAACGCCGATGATGCACTGCACGGATGCTGGCTGCACCTTTACCGCGCAGAGTACGGTCCCGCTGGCGGGCGGTCCTGAGACGCAGCTGGTTCACGCCTATTACTTGGTAGCAATCGGGGTCGCATCGACGCTACCCCTTGCGCAGGAAGAGGTGGGTAAGCGATTCCGCTCGGCGAAAGCGGCGCGGCCTTGAGGGTCTCGTACCTCTCTCCCCGCACCTGAAAGGACCGTCACATGTAATCGGCCCTTTTTTGTTGTCCACAGCACAACGGAGACACCATGGCTGACGGCACGATCCAAATGCCCGGTGGGGCACAGATAGGCCCTAACCTTGATACCGAGCAACTGACCGTCAACGGTCAACCGGTGCTCGTCAACGGCCAGCCCGTTCACCGCGAGCGTCACCGCATTGCCGGGGCCAATCCGGCAGAGTTAGCGGCGGTGATTGCCGGAACACCAGGAGGCACCGAGTACGGCCTGGTCGTTCGCACGGTCGGTTCTACCGTCGTCAATCCGTCCGCAGGCGCGGAAGTCGCGCTCTCGGCACCTCCAACAGCGCTGACGGCGAACGCGGATACGCTGCTGACGTTTGCGAGTCAGGTGCGGCATCTCCGCGTACAGAACAAGAGCGGGACGCGCATTTACATCAAACGGGATGCGCCAGCAAGTCTCGGGAGCGAAGCCGTCTACGAAAACGGTGGAGCGTACGGCGACGACATCCCCTGTACAGTCCTCCATATCTACAGCACCGCGCCCACAAATATCAATGGCACGACCGACAACAACATCTTCGTGGAAGGTCGGTTGTAATGCCCTACTTTAACTCGGTTCCCTCCACAACGACGGCGACGGCGCAAAAGTCCGGTGGCCCCACGCTCGTTGTCGCTGCCAGCAATGCCAAAAACCCATCACGTGCTGATTATGTCTGCACTGGCACCAACGACCAAACCACGATCAATGCGGCGCTCGCGGCATTGCCCGTCAACAACGCTGGTCAGAAGGGCGGCAAAGTCCTTCTGACTGAGGGCGACTACAGCCTCGGTGGGACCATCAACGTGGCAAGCTTCCAGTCGTTGCACGGGACAGGCTGGGGCACACGGATGCGGCTTGTCAATGGCGCAAACTGCTGGGCCGTCACGCTCATTCCCGATCCCACAGGCAGTAATAATGCACAGGGCATCGAGATTAGTAGCTTCACGATTGACGGCAACTCCGGGGGGCAAAACGGTGGCCTCGCTGCTGGTGCTGCTGCGAGCGGTGGCATTATCATGCCCGGTGCGAACCGTTGCGTCGTACATCACGTGTTCATGGTGTCCTGCTATACCGCAGGGATCGATCTTCCGGTGAACACCGGTACCGGGGCACATCCGTGGGAGAATGAGATCCACAGTTGTCTGGTCACCCTGGGCCAGAACAGCCCTGATGCGGCAAACAGCGGTTTTGGGTTCAATCTCCACGATGCTGAGGAAAACAGCATCCACAGCAACTATCTGGAATTTAACGGCAAAGCGCACATTATTGACAATGTTGTGGGCAATAACTCCATCACGAACAATGCGTTTGTCAACGGTCAGGTGGGCATCCAGACGGGGGGTAGTCGCGGGCGCATCGCAAACAACGTATTCGACTCGCTCAGTGGTCACAACATCCGCGTGACGGGCAATAACAACGACGTCCACGATAACGCGATGTTCCTCATTGGGACAGGCGCAGCGGCCAATAGTGCCTGTGGTGTCACGCTCAACTACGGCGCAAGCGGGAACAATATTCATCACAACACCATCATCTCCCACGGGACGAACGGGCAAACCAAGTGGTTCATTGACGACAATGACGACTATGGCAACAACACCGTCAACAATATGATTTACGACAACAGCCTCCACCAGCAAGGGACGTTGGGCAGTGGTTACATCAACGCGACGCAGGCCACCACGATCCTGAAGGGGAACCGTGTCGTCAACGACAATCTTGGATCTGCCCTGCTCATGCGCGATATGGCGTCCGGCGTTGCATCTGTGGCGGTAGCAGCGGCCTCAGTGGTCGTGACCCACGGGATGGGCATGACGCCGAGACGGATCAGCCTGACCCCGACGACCGACCCCCAGCAACGCTACTGGGCGGACACGATCACGAACACGGCCTTCACCATTCGTCTCGCGGCGGCTGCGGTGACCACCGCGCCGTCCTTCGCGTGGCGTGCCACGTTCAGCGACGACGTGTAAGCCACAGCATTCCCTGCTTCCCGCAAGGACCACCATTCCTGGCTGGTCCTTTTTTGTTGTGCAGAAAGGCCCACGATGAGCGATCTCCCCGAGCAAAGCGTCCCCGTCACCACTGCCGCAGATGCCGTGGTCAACAACCCGCCACCCGTCGAACTCTATAGCCAGGATGGGCGTCCAGTCACGGTAGCGTTCGCCGACGTGGACTACTGGCTGACACACGGCCTCACGCGTGAGAAGCACGATCCGGTTGAGGCGGGCAATGAGTTCAGCCTGCTCTGCGACAGCACGAAAGCGGCCGTCGAGGCGTACCTGAAGGTCGTCATTGACGACGGCATCATCGACCAGCACGAGGCATCAGCGATGGCCGTGGCAGAGCAGGCGATGGAAGACCTCACGCAGTGCTGGGACCGTCTCCACAGCGCACTCCATGCCCGATTCCCCATCAAGCAGGGCACAGGCGTGCGTATGCGTGCTACCGAGGACATCATCGGCGCGTTTGGCCTCGTGCAGCATGCTGCAGGCAGTGAGTTTGAGGTTGACACGAGTCAGGTTGAGTTCTGGCAGGGCTTCAAAGCGGAGGTAGTCTAGTGGCAGCCGTACTCTATCGCGACCCCGATCTCGGCAACATCCTCCTCCCCAGGCACCTGGCGCGTGCTGTCTCCCTGCCCGGTCGCGTGACCCGTCCCGCATCGCTCGGTGAGACGTGTGTGGTCGTAGCCAAACAGCACCGCCCGAAGCGGCGCAGCGATGGCAGCATCGAGAAGATGGAGCTGATCTGGCACAGCATCTCAGCAAACGAACGCGTCGACCAGGGAGCAGTCCGCCAAGATCTTGCGTTGTTCGGTAGTACATCCATGGCATTCAAAGCTATTGGTCTCATGAGTGCGGCGGTAACAAAAACCAAAACCGACCTGTCACTCGGGAGCGCTACGGGTGGTGTTACGACCAACGAGTACGCTTCAATTGGTCTAGCCCGCGTCCTGGGTACCCTCGGCACCTACACCGCTCCGGGTGCATTGGGTGGACAGTTTACGCGCAATATCAGCAACACCTTCACGGCATCGGGAACTGGAGTCGTCTACGGCCTCGGACTTTTTGATAGCGTGACCGTAGCCGGGTCAAACCTGCTATTGGAAGACTTGTTCCCCACCAGTGCATCACTGATTTCCGGCGACACATTGACCCCAACAGCAAGTTTTTCTAACTAATCGGTAACGTGCGCCCATACTTTATGGTGGTGAATACGTAAGATGAGCGTATGATTCACGCCGTATTCGTGGGCTAACTTCGGGGAAGACTCACCGTTGAGGTAGCGCGCTCGTATCTCGCGTATCTGGTCATCATTAAGTTTTGCGAGACTCTGTTGCATGCCCCGTAGGCGTTTCTCAGGTGTGGGAAGGTTCGCTCGACCTTTTGCGCATTTATCATGCACGTTTAGCAAGTGGGTACCGGCGATCAGGTGATCAGGACGGCAGCAGGGAGGATTGTCGCAGGTATGCATTACGACTTCCGGGAGCGGATCGTTTGGATGTGTTAGCGCCCACACTAACCGGTGTGCGGGCCACAGGCGTCCTTTGTAATTCAAAGTGCCGTATCCCCCACGGATGGATCTCGCCCCCTTCCAAGGCCAGCACCCATTGCCACGTTCGATACGGTTCCAGACATCGGCCTCTTGGCTGCGAAGACCGACATGCTGGCAAACGATACTACAGTATCGACGTTGACGGGAAGGGGTGTCTCGCCATACAAACATCGCGCCACAGTTTGGACAGACTTTGGTGATGATAGGATTAGAACGCATCGTTACTCCTCCAAAGTTGCGGTGCCACGGAGCGGGGCGTTTACCGACGTCGCCGCTCTACTTATTTTAATCGACAGTAGCGTACACAGCAAGGAGCGCACGATGCCCGACTTGCAAAACTTTGCCGTCACCCGAGGCGCGACGAACCAGTTGAACCAGCCCGCGTTCACCATTGCTGCACAAATTGTGGACAGCCAGAGCAGTACAGTCCTGGCTGACTTCACGGGTGCCAACGCCATCCAGTTCCCCGCAGTGCTCAGCACCCTGACGCCTGCACAACAGACACAGATCATCCAGATGGTGGCTGTAACCATCATCAGGATGAAGACAGGCATCCAATGAGTGCGGTAGCGTAGATGGTTGCTCGCTACATCAGGAAGTCGGGCTCTGACGCCAATGATGGGCTAACTCCGTCAACAGCGTGGCTCACCATCAATAAGGCGCTCAATACTGGCGCGTTGGCTGCTGGGGATGTAACCTACATCGGCAGTGGCACGTACCGGGAGAGCGCGACGCTCGCCTACTCTGGCACGGCAGCCAGCCCCATCTCACTGATCGCGGACGTTGATGGCTCCCACACCGGTGACCCCGGCGCGGTGCGGTGGACCAACTTGAGTGTCAGCGACACCAATGGCACAACGACGAACTACAGTACGTTGATCGCCAACAATCGTTCGTATCTCACCGTGCAGGGCATTGCGTTCGATGCAACGCAGGGTGGTGGCGCAGGTATTGATGGGAGTACCAACACACAGGGAATCACGTTCCGGCAGTGTCTCTTCGTGGCCGATGACGGTAGTGGGCCCAATCTCATCAACATCTCCACACCCACGTCTGGCGGGGCTGCCAACCACCTGTTCGATTCCTGCATTATGCAGGGCACCGGCTGGAATAACACATTCGCTTTTGTGACGCTTCCGACGTCCACCGTCGCCGATTACAACGCGAACATCCTGTTTCAGAACTGCCTGATGATCGGCGGACGTGGGGCCATGGTCAGCGTGCGGAGCAGCGGCACCAACGCCTTCAAGGGAGGAGGCGTACGCCTCCTCAACTGCACGATTGCCCACAACGACTCCGCGTTCAGGATGGACGACGCGAATGTTGCCACGAGTGCTGGCAACCAATGCAGTATGTATAACTGCTGGATTATGGGGTGTAACGAGGGCGTCAACGCCAAGGCAGTGGGGCAGATCGTGGAGGACTACAACGTTTTCTGTGCCCTCACACCGCGCACGAACGTGACGGCGGGAACGCATAGCACGAGTGGCAGTTACTTTCTCGGTTCGGCACTGGGGTACGAGGGGCTGATTGGACGGAACCCCCGGCCAGCGTTCATGCCGTCCGAGGGTGCCACGGTGCTGACCGCCGGAGCAAAAACACCAGCGGCAGGTGTCTCTGCGCCGACAACCGACCTGCTCGGCGCGGCCCGTCCCCAGGGCACATTTGTCGCCTGCGGCTGCTACGAGCGCGGTGACACGGGCATCCGCGAGACGACGACGATCCATAGCGGCACCCAGAGCCTCAGATTGACTGGCCCTGGCTACCAATCATTTGTGATCGACGTGGACACGACCTCCACGACCATTGCCGCGTGGTGCAACTACGACACGACCTATGCGGCTGCGCTGGGGCTCCGACCACGGCTGGAGCTCGTCGCCAATCCCGAGATTGGTGTCGTTGCTCAGTCGGTGACCGCCACGGTCGCCGCGGCAAGTGCCTGGGAGAAACAGACGCTCGCGGCGTTCACCGCAACCAAAGCAGGGCAGGTCACCGTACGAATTTGGAACCAGTGTCTGGTGACTACAGGATCCTGCTATTTTGACGATTGGTCAGTAACGTGAGTGATAGCACTGAGGCTTTGCCACGTCTTTCCACTGATGATCATGTGTATGGTCGAATGAGCTACTTGGAACCGTCTCGCCAATTGGCATTGTCGCAATGCGCCGCTTGCATACAACGCGCGAATCTCAGCGACTTCTGTATCGGTCAGTCGAGCGCGCCCATGTCGTTTTCCGCGAACAATTTTTTCGGAGTGCAGGTGAGACCAATGGTACTTTCCAGAAGGACTTCGGCCTTTGCGAACCATATCAGACATGTTATCGGCATGTGTGCCAAGAAACAGATGAGCTGGATTAACACAGGACCGAACATCTCCACCTGGACAGTTGTGGCAGACGTACATCCCTTTCGGGATGGGGCCGTTGACAAGTTTCCAGGCAACGCGATGCGCTTGAGCCTCTTGACCCTGAAAACGGAATCGCCCATAGCCGTAACTAGTTGTATTAGCCGTCCAAAGCCAACAACCTTCATCCGAGGATTTCTCAACGTTTTCCCAGAATCGTGTCTCGGCAGTCGTGAATTGTTGACGGGCTTGCCAGATGCGCGCGCAGTGACGGGAGCAAAAGTTGCCGCTTCCGCGCTTTACCTCCCAAACGGGACTCGTGAAGCCGGTGCCGCACTCACGACAGGTTCGGTCCAAAAGGGTAGTAGAATTAGGCTGCATTGTGGAACTCCTATTCCTCGATGCCATGGCGCCGGACTGCTGAAACAGTCGCGGCGCTCTTCAATTGCCTCTATTTTATCACGTTCGATAGCGATCGTCTAAATGGCCAGCGCGGCGAACCTCGGGGCCGAACTGTGGAACCGGGGCGGGGTCGTCGCCGGGGTTCGGGGCAAGAGTGACGACACCGGTACCGAGCTATGGAATCGTGGCGAGTCGGTCCGGTTCATCATCATCAAGGCTGCGTCGGGCACCGCCTACACCCGCTCTACCTCATCATCGGTAGTCGTGACCACCCGCGCCACAACGCGAGCAGCCAGAACCCGCGCAACGAGTACCAGTACGTCCACTACCAGCAGCGCGACCCGGCAAACCGCAGCGGCGCGTTCGACCGCCAGCGCGACGACGGTCGCGACCAGTGCCAACCGGAGCCAAACGCTGACGCGCTCCGCGACGAGCGGTACGGGGATCGCCACGAGTGCGACGCGTCAGACGACCGCTGCCCGATCAACGACGTCTGCAACCGCACTCACGACGTCCGTCACGCGCCTCCAAGCCGTGGCGCGAGCAGCCGGGAGCAGCATCGCAACAACCACTTCCGTGCTGCGCCAGATCGCAGCGATCCGGGCGGTGGCAGCCGCAATCGGGAGTACCACGAGCGCCACCCGTGTTCAATCACTGTCGCGGTCCACCCTGAGTAGTACCGGGTTACTCACCTCCGGCACACGCGTCCAGGCGTTCATGCGGTCAACGCAGAGCACTACGGCGGTGACGACGTCAGCGCGTCGGGTGCAAGCACTGCTCCGTGCGATCACGAGCAGCGTCCCGTCTGCAACGGCGGTGTCACGGCAACTCGGGGCAAACAGATCCACGACATCAACCACGGCGCTGGGCACGAGCGTGCAGCGAGCCCAGTCGATGACACGGTCAGCGTTGAGTAGCACGGCCCTCGCTACGGCAGCGACACGTGCGCAAACATTGGCTCGCTCGGTCAACAGCAGCACCGGTATCGTAACCGCGGCCAATCGGAGTCAAACAGTATCCCGCTCAGTGGCGTCCTCTACAGGGATCGGCACGGGTGCCAGTCGTTTGCAGGTGCTCACGCGGTCAACGCTGAGTAGTACCGCCCTGACGATGACCGTGTCACGTCTGCAAGCGGTCGCCCGGTCAATCAGCACGAGCGTGGGCATTGTGACCACAGCCAGCCGCACACAGTCGATTGCTCGCTCTCTCCTATCGAGTATTGCCGTCACGACCGCAGCCACGGCGGTCAAAACTAACGGGAGGACAGCGTACACCCGCACGGTTACCAGTATGATTGCGGTCACCACGAGTGCGAGCCGCCTCCTCACGCTCGGGAGAGGCACGAGCAGCACCACACCGGTTGCGACGTCGGCAACGCGTCAGCAGGCACTCGGGCGCACCGGGAGCAGCAGTGCGCCCATCACGACCAGCGCGCTGCGTCAGACGTCCTCCATGCGGAACACCCTCTCGTCAACGATGATCGCCACGGCAGCGACCTGTGCCATCGCCTATCGCCGCGTGGTCGCCGCCGGTAGCACGGCTATCACGACCAGTGTCAGCCGTGTGCTACACGCAGGTCGGGTCACCGCGAGTATGACGGCGGCCACCACAGGTGCAGCACGCCAGGTTGCGACCGCGCGCGACACCACCGCAACGACACCGGTCACGACGGGTGCGAGCCGCCAGGCATCTACCCAACGCGTCACGACGTCTGCGACGTCGGTCACGACCGGTGTGATGCGCCAGACGAGCTACGGACGGAGGGTGGCGAGCACCATCGCCGTGGCGAGCGTCACCTCGCGCATGGTCGGTTTCCGTCGCACCGTCAGCGTCGTTATCGCCGCGATCACCTCCGCGCTCGGTATCCAGTCGGGTGCCAATGTTCCGGGCATCGTCACGATGTTCATCAGCGACACGAGCAGCGCCATGCTCACGGCGAGCGACACGGCAAGTATGGCGCTCGCCGTCACGGATCGTGGCCGCGCGGCGCTCGAGCTCATCCCCGCTTAGCAAGGAGGCCACGTTGGCCGTTACCAAGATGCTGGGCCAGGAGGTCCAACTCCAGGTCACCTTCTATACCATGCGCACTGGCCTGCCAGTCCCCGCAGACCCGACGACGATCACCTTTCGCTACCACAGGCCTGACAGCACGACGGGCGTGGCTACGTTCGGCGTGGACACCACCGTGGTACGCGATGGCATCGGCAGCTATCACCTCGATCTGCTCCTGGATGCGGTGGGTCTCTGGACCGTCCGCGTGACGGGGACCGGCACGGTGACCGCCCCGGCAGAACAGCAGATCATCGTCACAAGCCTCTACTGATGGCACCGCCAGACGTTGAGGAACACGCATGACCATCCAAGACATCATCACGATGATCTCACAGGGGGGGCTCCCTGTGTTTCTCATGCTGATCATGTACGGCGGCTACAAGGGCTACTGGGTATTTGGCAGCTTCTACCAGGCGATGCGCGAGGATCGCGATATGTGGCGGGACATCGCGCGGGAAGCAGCACCCATCATCAAATCGGCTACCGACCTGGCCCAGGCCGCGCACAAGGAGGGCCGTCCATGACGTGGTTGCGACGCATCTTCAGCACGTTCGCGCGACCACTCCGGGAACGTCCTGAGCGCCATGCGCCCGACGAAAAGGACTTGATTCGGCAGCAACAGCAAGAGGCGTTGCTGCGGCTCCAACTCATTCGTATGGAACGTGATGCCCGAATGACGGCATGGAACAACAAGGAAAGGCGGAACACCCCGCAATGATCAACCTGACTCCAACCATCAGCCTGGTTGAGGCAATGTGGACCACGGTGGCGCTCTGGGGGCTGATTGTGGCGTTTCTCGCGCATCAGCAGTTCCTCCGTGATCGTGCGGTTCGGCGCGCCAATAAGGAAAATGGTTCGCTGATGATTGTCGTCAACGGCAACATTCGCGGCCAGCGGGTCCATATCGTCATCAAGACGCTCGCGGTCGGTATGGGCATCATCTCCATGAGCCGCCCCCCGGTACCAGGCAGCCATCTGCTCTCTGACGTGTTTGGACTGTTGTTGACCGGCATCCTTGCGTTATTGGTCTGGAACAACAACCAAGACCGTATTGAGCGGTCCCGATTGCTCGGCTACCTGCAAGGACAGCACCACCCGGTGGACATCTCAGCCCAGGTGGATCAGGTCAACACACAGGTGCAGGCTGTTGATGACAAGGTGGACCTTCTGAACGTCAAGGCGGATCACCTTACGGACAAGGTGGACGCAATTGTTCCTCCCGTGACATGACGATCGACTACCCGAACGCTGCCGAGATGCGTGCTCTGTTCACGTTCTCCGACCCGGAGACGCGTATAGCACTCATCATGACGCGTGCTCGCGTGGCCACGGGCTGTATCCACGAGTGGCTAGCCCATGACGAGTACCTGCTGTGGTTCACACGGCGACAGGTGGCCATGTACCAGTACCTGCGCTGGGCGCGGGATCGGGGCTGACGTAATGCTGCTGACGCTTCAGGTGGTGCGGAAGTTCACCGAGGGCACCCGCCACGTCTGCATTCTGCGAGTGACGTCGGGGCCACCGGATGAACACGGCTGGCATGTGCCCACACCCTGCTACATCGAGCTGGTGTCGGATGGGCCAGCGGCGGCGGGAAGTTTTGGATCCGGGCACACGGTGCTCGTGCAGATTGAGACGTAAGAAAGTAGGGACACATGACCATGTCACACGCAGGACATTTTATCGAGAAGTGCAGTTGTGGAACCGTCATCAGGCAATGCCGCTGTTTCGACCGCAATAAGGCGGTGATCGTCGTTGACCATGGCTGTAAAACATGCCGGGCCGGGAAGCCGACGGCAACGGTCACGGTAGGTGGATCGACACCCATCCAGCCGCCGTATCTCGGATGAGACGCGGACCACGGCTGCCAGCGAGCTACGTCCTGGCACGGCTGAACATCGCACGGCGACAGTACAACCGGGCACGCTGGGAGGACGAAACGTTGCTGGGATCAGTCATCAGCCCTGCGTGGTACCCACGCTATGCGGGCTACTTTGATCGCTATTGGAAGTGGGAGCGACTCGCACAACGGATGGGATTAACTGATGCCTGAGCGATGGGTAAATGTGCGCGACAAGAAGGTGAACATAGCTAGCCCACGACGAATTCGACGCTTGGGCGCAGCATCATCGGCAGAGTGGCTAGCCGCACACAAACGCGTCCCTGATTTGGTTATCCCGCTGGCTGATCCAGGCTGGCTTCTCGCAGAGAGGCCATACGTACGTGCCTACCGCGCATGGCGCAACCGCCTATCGCGACGGCAACGCACACAGGTGTCCGAGCTATGACCCAACCGATCCTGCTTCACGACCACGTGCCGGCGCTGGACCCGGCGAAGATCGGCATCTCCTATTCCGGTGGGGGACCACTCGTCGCGGTAGAACTTGGCATCGCACGGGCCTTCGTGCAAAAGGGCATCATCCCCACGGCCATCGCCGGTACCAGCGCCGGCGCGCTCGCCGGATTCGCCCACGCACTGGATGTGCACAGAGGCACGGGGATCGACCTCGGGGCCGACCTCCTCGGTCGCATCTCCAACCAGTTCCTTGGCCTGGATGTAGGTGACATCCTAGGCCGGGTGATCTCCCAACGACAGCATATCGCCAGCCTCGGCGACAACGCCCCCCTCGGCCCACTCGTGCGCGATGGCCTACAGCGGACCCTGAACCTCCAGGACATCACCACCCGCACCTTCGTGCCACCGGTGTATCCCAAGCTCTTGATCGCCGCGACCGACATCCGTGACGGCACCTCCGTCTGGTTCTCGGACGACACCGCTACGGTCCCGATTGAGGATGCGCTCATCGCGTCGTCTGCCATTCCCGGAATCTTCCCCTGGCGAACGGTGCGCATCGACGGCGCCGACGTGCCGCTGGTGGATGGAGGCGTGGTGGACAACCAGCCCCTGTCCAAACTGGTCGATCAGGGATGTGGCACCATCTACGCCTGCGCCGTGGGTCCGACCGATCCGCTCCCACCACCTGCCAATGCACTTGACAATGCCTTCCGTTCCTCCGACCTGATGATGCGCCAGTGCACCAAACTGGAGGAGGCATACGTTCGCTGCAAGATGGACGGGCAAGGCTGCGTCTACCACATCCATCCGATCGTCAACTTCCCGATCCGTCAGTTCAACTTCACCCCCGCGCTGGTCCAGCGCGTGATGGACGACGCCACCGCCGCGACATTGGACTGGCTCGGGAAGATCGAACGTGGAGAGGTGACTGATTGAGTGCCGCTTGCCATCATCTGGTTGGTGCGGAAAAGCAATCCGACGCAACGCTGGAAACACGGAAAGGACCAACGTCATGACCATCGGCACCCTGATCATCGCGACCCTTCTCGCCGTCACGTATCCTGACCCACGCATCACTCCTGGCGACACATTCCCCCAGGTCACCGCTGCGACAGTGTGCGTTCCGGGATACACGTCTACTGTGAGAAACGTGCCGCTGTCCGTCCGTCAGCAGGTGCTCCGCGCCTACGGCTACATCGGGCCAGCCAGCGCGATTGAACTGGATCACCTCATTCCCCTCGAGCTCGCGGGGAGCAACAGTGCAAAAAACTTGTGGCCGCAACCGATTGCCGACGCACACGTCAAGGATCAGGACGAGAATTTCTGGCATCGCGAAACGTGTGCTGGGCGCGTCACGCTGCACGCAGCCCAGGCGGCGATGCTCTCCCAATATGGCCCACGACGCACAGAACTGCCCCTAGACGGGCCGCTCATCGGTGGCAAGGTGCCAGCGCACATGCCTGCGACCGGGGGCGGAGGCATGTGCGCCTCAATGGGGACGTGGCCAAAGGGCCACGTGGGGCAGGTCAGATCGGTATCAGAGGCACCGGGGAGCAGGTGGCTTCAATGGGGATGTGGAGACAAAGCCACATCAAACTGTCACGCCAATACTATATCAGACGCAGCGGGCAACCAACCATGCCAGTAGCCGCCTTTCACCTTTTACCTGGTGCCAGTACCTCTGACCTGACCTGGGCAGCGACCGGGGCGCAACTCGTGAAATTGTGCGACGCATCCTTAATTGCCCCCGCGCAAGCACTCGGGGCGAAGGTGATCTATCGCCCCTACCTCCCAGACGATGGCAACTGTGACGACGGCACCGCGTGGGCAGACCGCGTGATTGCGGAGATCCACAACACACGCACACCCTGGCCGGAGTATTTTGGCTTCCGGAACGAAATGAGCGCCACGGCTGCCAACGTCACGGCATACCAGTCGTACCGGACCGTGCTCAGACAAGCGGGCTACCGGGGCATCGTGCTGTTCGGGAGCTTCTCGGTCGGTGTCCCTGACTGGCCAGAGTGGGAAGCGATGCGGCAGGCGTGGGGCAGTGATCGTCCCGATGCCGTTGAGTTGCACGAGTATTTCGACCTCACCGTCGGCGGCTCGGCACCGTGGTATGCGCTGCGATGTATCGAGGCCATCAAGCGTGGCTACCTGCCACCCGATATGCCATTCCTGATCGGCGAGTTTGGCAGTGACGCACTCGGTGTCGAGGACCGGCAGAAGCGCGGCGGCTGGCGCACCAAGATGCGCGACATCGATGCTGGCTATCAGTTGCTCGACTACCTAACGGCACTGGAGGGTACTGCGTGCATGGGCGTGTGCTGGTTTACTGACGGCCAGAATCCCGGACAGTGGGGCGACTACACCACACGCGGCACGGCAGTCGAGACGGCGATCCGGGCCACGTGGGCACGTGTGGGCGCGCAAACCATCCCCATCTCCCCACCTCCAGCACAACCCCCCCAAGTTCCGGTGCAACCATTGTGGACACCACCACCACTACCAACGAGAAAGGCACGACTCATGACCGTAACGGACTATTGCACACAAATTGACCCACAGGGCAGCGGAGAAAACCGCTGCGGTGCCGGAGTCGGAGCCAGCGGACAATGTACCCTGGTTCCCGGCGACTATGACAACTACCAATTGATGCGCGCATGGACGGCGAAGATCAACGACGTACGGCTAGCAGCAAACCGCCCGGGGAACATCTTCACGTACGGCACCGATTCTCAGGACATCATCGACGCCGCGCCGTCGTTCGGGCTGAAGGGCCGAATGTGGACCCCCATGAGCGACGCCGAAGCTGCGTGGAAAGCAGGCGAAGTTGTGTTGGCGCTCGTCCGCAACCAGCTCGTGCGGCCACGCCTCTACCCCGACGCGCCGGGCTGGACGGAGCACGCCGATGGGACGCCGATTCAGCATTGGGTCAGAATCGATCCACTCACGTATCACGGCAAGGTGGACGGCGCATACCTGCTCATCATGGACCCGTTGTGCTATCTGCCCGAGAACGGCGCGCCATACCAGGGACCGGCATGTGTGACGCGTGGCAGTGTGGCCGATGCCATTGCAAATACAAACGCAGTCGAGGCTGGCGTGATCCTGAGCGTCGCCTAGCCATCATTGCGTGATCAGACGAACAAAGGAGGCCACACATGAACAGTCCAGTACTCCAGCTCATAGCAATGGGCGCAAAAGGGCCATGTACTACGTGGGAACAGGGCAGGAACGGTCGATGCATCTACTGCGATCATCCCGCTGAGGCGCATGATCTCGCTGTGACACCGAAGAAGAAATTTACCATCACGCTTGCCGTACCACGTCCCGAAAAGCGCAGGCAGAAGGCGAGGGCGCGATGACCCACGGCACACAAGCGAAACTCGAAGGCACAGCCATTGCCGTCTCGCTGACGGTGATTTATAGCGTGCTCCAAGCCATCGTGCCCATTGTGCAGCAGTACTACCCTGGTCTGTCCTGGACGCCAATATTGTTAATGCTCATGGCCACGCTTGGTGCAATCGTTCCGCTCGCGAGCCGCTGGTACCATACGGACAGCCCGGGCCAGCAGTTGAGCAATGCCGTCATTGCAGAAGCTGTCACCAACGACGTCCCGCCTGTGGCACATGCACCGCTGGAGCCCGAACACCTGCTACCGCCTGTGGTCAACTCACCGCCAGGGTAGCGTACACTCACCGAGGGTCCACCCTATGAAGTGAAAGCCCCCAGATCTGTTGTGGATCTGGGGGCTTTTTCTATTGCGGGGAGACGCTTGGAAAGATCACGGTGACTTGCTGTGCTTCCGACCGTGTTAACTGCAACGCCAGGTACCCGAGATATGCACCTTCGTGGGTTTGGACGGAGGAGTTGACTTGACGTCCGATTCGACAGTTCCTGAGGTCTCACTTGCGGCAACGACCACAACCGTATCGTTGTTGACCAGGTTGAGCAGCACATCCTGGGTCGCAAGATTTGTGAGTGTCACCACGGCGGCGTCCTTGTAGGTGTCCGGGCCGTGATAGTCAGGCAGGGTCAATGAAAATCCGTAGGTATCGTCGTTGATCTTCCCTTTGATCAGCCCGGCGCCAAAGGTATGGTGGACCGTGCCCGCGATGGTCTGATCCTTTTTGCCACAGAGCTCAGGTGGGGGAGTCGTGGTAAACGAGCCGTTGAGATCTCCGGTGAAGGTCAACTTCTGCTCGATACTGCCGCCTTTTGCCGCAGCCGAAGCGACAGGTCGCGCGCCAGCGGTTGCTACCGTCGCTCCTGCTGCCGGTGTCGCCGCGACGGACGTGGAGATGGCGCTCGCCGTCCCGATCGTGGATGGGAGTATCGGTGCTGAGGCGACGGTGGGAGCGGACACATTTGCAGGTACACTCGCGGAGCCCGGCGCGGTTGCTGGCGAACTCGCCGTACCGCATCCCGTGAGCAACACCAGAGCTATCGTGGTCGCGTACTGGCGGCCCGTGCGCCAACGGATTCCAAACATGGCAGAACCTTTCTGTCTCGGCAGCATCAGCGTAGCAATGATGCCACACCGCTGCAATTACTGGAGCAGCGCGTCTTCCGTGGCCGGTGCTCAACCTGCGGGAGTAGGCCAGCATCTAGGGCAAGTGCCACGAACTCGCCTGCACGTCATCGCACGTCTCCACCAGTGCTCTTCCGGCACCGCCCTGCCGCTCGCACCACCACGCACGCGCTGTTCGCTGTGTCACGCGAAACACAACCCCGCAGTTTTGAGCACCGGTACGCCCCCGCTCGCGTGGGCTATACTGGCCGAGTGTCGCGGCGTGCTGAGTTAAAGGGAATGCGATGGACATGTATACGCTCATCAGCGTGGTAGAACACGGCGAGGGGTATCCGGTAGAGCTTGTTCGCAGCGCCGAAACGCATGGGCGACTGAGTATCCGCGCCCGGAACGAGGGCGGCAACAATGACACGCTTGTTGACCTGTGGGGCTTGGTTGATTATCTGCGGCTTGGCCCTGAATCTGGCCGGACTGCTGCGGGCTTTCGCCTCCCGATGACGGAAAGTGGCATCGACGATGAGCGCTAACGGTAGCCCGCTGGGCGCACTCACTGACCAAATCGAGCGCGCCATTTCCGCCGGGCTGTACTATCTCGCTATTGTTGTCGCGCTGGCCCTGCCAGACATCTGCGCCGCCCTCGAATCGCCCAACGGGGAAGCCACTCGTCAGCGGTATAAGGTATGGTGCGACGCATGGTTCCTACCCAAGTATCACTTCCTGACCAGCCAAGACCTCTACAGCATGCGCTGCGGTGTCCTCCATCAAGGGCGGTTGGGGCATCCGAACATGCAATATGCCCGCGTGCTATTCACCCTGCCGAATGCGGATAATAATGTCGCCCACCATAACATCATCTATGGTGCCTTGAATCTGGATGTGGAGACGTTTTGCCACGACATGAATAGCGCCGTAGACCAATGGTATAGTGCAAAACAAAGCGACCCGAGCGTGCAAGCGAATCTGCCCCGACTCGTCCAGTTCTACCCGCAGGGACTTGACCCCTATATCGGAGGCCTGCCGCTCATCTCTTGATGGCAAGGGGGAATAAAGGGCGGCAAAGCTCGCGCCGACTAGCTCACCCTCGACGAGCGCAAGGCCATCCCCCGGAAGGCCGCCGATAACGTAGTCCCCCACTCCCCCCGGACAGCACACGTGCTCCGATCTGTCCATAGCGGCAGGCCGGGGCGCTTTTGTCGTCTGTGGTGCGGGCGATGGTGGAGCGGCTGTAGGACTGGCTCGCTGGTCACCCTCGCGGCAACGCTCCCTCCACCCGACCCGACCACCGAGGCGGCGCCTTGGGCGGCGTGGGACGATCAGGATGCACAGGCGGGACAGGCTCCCACGCCAGGGGCTGCCCCAACGCCTCTCGCACCGGAGCAGGGCACGGCGCAACGGTCCAAGGACGTTTGACCACGGCGGCCGGACGGCGGTTACTGCACACCATTAGCAGCTGGTGCTCCGGCAGACGTCGCACTTCATCAGGTGTCATGAGGCGCCGGGAGACCTGATCATCACTCGTGGTCGTGCCGTGGGCGTTCCGGCTCGTGCGCTGGTACGCGATGGTGGCATCTCCCAGGAGGTCAGATGCCTGCCGCGCTGACTGAAAGTCGAGGCCGTGCAGGAAGAGCTTCGTGGCACATGAGTTCTGGATGGTGAGCGCACCCGCGTGCCCATACCGCTCTTCCAACTGACTGAGCGACTGCAATCCGAGCACGAGACTGAGACCGCGGCCACGGGCAATCGTCATGGTGGTGGGGAAATGCGGCAACACTCCCAGATTCGCCAACTCGTCGAGCAACAACGTCACCGGCACGGGCCCCGCCTGTGTCGTCAGTTCATCCAGCAACAGTGTAAAGAACAGGCTGGAGAGCGGCTGCAATCGCGCCGTGTCCTGCTCGTGCAACACCCAGTACACGGCAATGGACTCGTGCTTCAACCGGGAGAAATCGGGCGGTTCCAGACTCGACGACGTGAAACGGCGCACGCCCTCGTCTTTCAGCCATCCCAGCTTATTGGCGACCCCCGACATGATATTGCCGAGCGTCCGGGCATCGCCAGTGTAGTTGTTGGCGACCATCCGCGGGCCCGGCAGGGCACTGCCCTCGAAGCGCTTCATGAGCGCCGGTGCGCCCTCCACCAGCAGGTTGTACGCGGTGGCCGGTGTCGGCACACTCAGCGTCGCGGTGTACGCAAACAGCGCCGACACGACCTGTGTCTCTGCCTGCTCCCAAAACACATCGTGGCGGCCGCCCTGGCCCGCCTGCATGACGGCGGCGGCGAGCAGGTCACAGCGCCTGGGATCGGCACACAGCGGTATCCAGTTCAAGCACGCACTGTTGTCGGGTTCACCCGGGGCATAACGTACGGCGCGATGATGGTAGCCGCTGGTGTACTCCCACAACTCACCCTTCGGGTCGGTCGTGACCAAGGACCCCTGACCGAGTGCGGCGTTGGGCATGAACAGGCTGCGCGTCTTGCCGGTGCCTGGAGGCCCGACGAGCAGCACGTGGTCCGTGGCCTGGCTACGGGGGATCACCAGTGCGCCCTTGCCCCACGCCCCGACGAGGAACGCGCCCGGCTCCAGAGCACCGATCCGGTCGAACACCCGCGCCGGTACCAGTACGTCGGCCAGGTCGCCCTTCGTGGCCCAGGACGCCGAACCCTTCAGCGTGGCATCCTGCCGAGCCGGTCCAGCCGGTGCCTTGATGAACAGGATGATGCCGACGATGAGGTACCAGCCCATGATGTCCCGCGCGGGCAAGCTCCCCACAATGTTGCCGTGGGGAACCGCGATCCACCAGCACGTCGCCCACGTGAGCGGCAATCCACATACAATCAACCAGCGCAGCGGATTCATCTCACTAACTCCTTCTCCCGTTCCCGTCCGGGCTGCATATGCGCCCGCCCCCAGCGGTCACTCGTGCGTTGCTGGCCATCATCTCGCCAGTGCTCCACCGCGTGCCGTAAACCGTGCTCTCTTTCTAACTCGCGCACAACCCCCTGAGACCGGACACGATCCTGCCACAGATTGACCGCACGGCCATCTGCACCCACCCGCGATGCCACGATGTGGATATGCTGACCACCCGGCTTGTCGTGCATGACCGCCAGGTACGGCTGGTCCTCGAATCCCATCCCCGCGAGATACCGCTGCGCGACCTGCTTCCACTGCCGATCCTCCAATCGCTCCTCAGGTGCCAGACGCAGGGAGCAATGGTAAACCGGCTCGGAGATCTTGCGGTTCAACTCCGTGAACCCCCGGAACTCGACACCGAGTTCCCGCGCCGTCTTGCCCCCCATGTTGCTGCCGACGATCCGCGCACCATCGTGCCCCAGCTCCGTACTCGTATCCAATACGTACCGCAACACCCCGCCAAAGCCGTTGCCTGTCCGTGCCTTCTGGATCATCCGGCAATATCTTCCGCCGTCCCTCCCAGCAGCAAGACCCGCAGATGCCCCTGGTCCTCTTGCAATGCTCCCAGGACACCGACCAACTCTCCCTGCTGCTCTGCGTCCAGCACACCTCCACGCGCCAGGTACTCTTGCAACGACTCCAATACCTGCGTCAGCTTCCCCAGCCTCCCCCACGTCTGGTAGTTGATCGCCGGGATTTTCCGCTCCTTGGGCGCCTCATTCCGCAGTGCCACCGTGCGGATGTAGGCCGCCAGGTCGTGCCCCGCTGCCCGCGCCCGCATCGACAACACGGCATACTCAGCATCACTCAAGCGCAGTGAGAAGGTATGCGTGCGGACCTCCTTCGTCTCTCTCAAGGTGTCCCTCCAACGTGGGAAGCGTATCGGGAGCAAGGCAGTATCGGAGCACCTGAGAGCACCGCACAGCACCTGTCATACTGCCTTGCTCCTCCCGTATCACATCGCCCCCTCATAATCATCCCCTTGTTGCTGTGCCCGTCGCATGAAGCGGCGTTCCTCCCGGTGTGCTTCAAGGTCAAAAGGCGGGCATGGGCCTGCTCCGGAGAGCATCCGGAGCGACTGCTGTTCTAACCATCGCTCGTAGTCGTTGATATCGTCCTCCATGTCTGCGAGTTCTAGTCCCATCTGGCCCCATTCCAGCCAGTTACGCTGGCCGGGGCTGGCGAGTCGTGTGCGCAGTTCTGCCGCACATTGCTGGATCTCCTGCATGTGGAGATGTTCGTAGGTGTTCATTTCCTCTGCTCCTCTCGGCCGCGAGTCCGTGAGGACGGCTCCGCTTTATTGAGGTCGAGGTCATCTTGAGCGAGCTGGGAGATGACGGTGTCGTAGCAGTCCCGTGCAGCCCAGTGGCCGGAGTGAGTCATGTGTGCGAGCACAGGATGCTCTTCCATCCAGGTCGTTGCGGCGTCATGGAAGAGGTCGCGGAGGAGGACGTAGACGGTCGTCGCATCGTCAATGCTGGTGCCATCGGTAGACGCGGTGGCAGTGAGGATCGTAGCCGACTTGACGCACCAGCTTTCCGTATGGGGAGCGATGGGGGTCACGGGCGTCCCATCGGCGGCAAGGAAGAAGTCGGTGCGTCGCCACTGGGTTGGATCGGCGAGGGCGGCGCGGGCAGCACGCAGCCGTTCGAGGACGGCGTGACGGGTGTCGGGATCAATCATGACGGCTGCTCCATACGTGCGATCTTCCAGCCAACGTGTCGATTTTTGCGGGCACTCTCGGACCACGCCGGTGGTGGATCGCGCCACAGTCGGTAGGGACCGGACACCGCCTCGCAGATGACGATGTACTCGTCTTCCGTCTGTCGCTCGATGACCTGCCATAGATACTGATTGATCATCATGCTGCCCAGACTGAGCGATTCCGCCATGACGTGATCGGCACGTCCTTCATCCATGAGGTCATACCAGGGATAACTACACGCCCGTGGCGGCGGCGCCGGCAACGGCTCCTTACCCGATAGGAGCCGCCGAAGCAGGGCACTATGATCCACGGTCGCACTATTCACCGCACCCGCATGGGGCGTCCACTGTTGCCGAATCTGCAACCAGCGCGCCATGGCAACGACTGCCTGATCGACGGTAAGGTGCTCGTTCATACCGCATCCTCCAGCGCCACACGTTCCTGCCCGTAGAGGCTCCCGGCAGACGTCGGGACCGTCCGTACCACCACACGAGACGGTACCGTATCGAGCGCCTGGCGTTCCGCTGGTCGGCTCGTGGCAATGCTGTGCTCCTGTGCAGACGCGATGATCCGCAACGGGATATGGCTCCCTCGGCAGTACAGGAGACCATTACCGGTGCCCGCACTCAACAAGTCATGCCGTTCTTGACGCGACAGACTGAACGCCGCCACGACCGGGGCGATGGTCGTCGTGTCCTGTTTCAGCAAGAGCTTGGTGGCGGAGTTGGTCAGGATGGCGTGACCGGCCTGACTCCCCAACACATCCTGCACGTCCTGCGTTGCCGTGATGAGGCCCAGCCAGTGTTTGCGCGCACCACGGGCTACCCGCTCCAAGAAGGCGGCGCCTGCGGGATACTGGAGCATGTGCCACGCTTCATCCACGATCAGCAGACGCGGCCGGGGATCGGCACGTGCCTGGCTCCACAGACAGACGTTGATGAGGTGGGTAGCCAGTGGGCGCACCGATTCTTCCAACGCCGACACGTCGAACACAGTCAGACGGTTGTCCAGACGCACCGTCGTCTGGCTGGAGAACAGGCGGGCGAAGCTCCCGGTCACGTAGGGCGTCAGCCGTCGTGCGAGGGACCGTGCTACGTCGTCGCCACCAACGAGCAGATCAGCAAGGGTTGCCAGCGTGGGAACCGGCCGGGCGTGCGTGGTCGGGTCTGCCGTGATGCCGTGGGTGTCGTAGGTCTCGTACAGTGCCTGATCTAGCACGGCTAGTTCCTCGGGTGACAGCGCCTCACCCGGACGGCACACCATCACGGCAATCCACGACGTCAGCGCGGCCACGGCTTCGGCCAGCGGATCATCACTGCCAGAGCGACTCCCACGCGGTAGGTCAAACGGGTTGAGGCGGTCGGGACTGCCCGGTGACAGTACCACCCGTTGCCCGCCATAGGCGTCGCAGAGTGGCCGATACTCCTGCAAGTCGCGATCAATCAGCCAGACGTGCTGATCGTGGAGCAGTGCTCGCATCACCAGTAGCTTCAGGAAGTAGGACTTGCCCGCGCCCGAAGCGGCGAGGATCGCCATGTTGGCGTTGTCCAGGCTGTCGTCAAACGGGTCGATCAGCACCATGCTCTGCGACGTGGGCGTGATGCCGTACAACAGTCCCCTTTCCATCGAGACGGTACCGCTGGTGAACGGAAAGAGCGTGGCAGCGCCGGTAGTCGTGAGGTTACGCCGCACCTGGAGATGGTCCTCGCCCTGCGGCAACACCGATCGGAAGCCGATGTCCTGTTGGAGCACGGCCACACGAGCGTGGGAGAGCATGCCATCGATGGCACCCATGATCCGGGCCATGGCAGCGTCCAGCACCTCGGGACTCGTGGCCCGGACCGTCAGGTACATGCCCACCGAGAAGATTTTCTCGGTGCCCTGTTGGAGCGCGTTGATGGTATTCGCCACGTCACTGGCTGCGGTACTGCGTTGGGCCATGCCGCTCAGTTGCCCGTGACGCTCTGCCAGCGCCTGCGTGCTCACCAACGCGAGTTGCTGGCGCTCCAGATGACGGATGATATGCCCCGTTTCCAGCGGTGTCAGGTGAATCGATAGCTCGATAGCATCGTCGTGGTCCAGCAACGGGGACAGCCAGCCGACCCGGACGCTGCGCGGGAGACCTGTGATGTAGAGCGTTTGGAGGAACTGGCCGTCGATTTCGAGGTGCCGCGGCGTGACCGCAACCATACCCGGGGCCACCAGGTCGGCCAGCGTCCGGGTCCCGGCCGTGAACTGCGCATCGTCGATGGTAGGGATGGACGTCGCGTGGGAGCGGTTGAAGATGCTCGTCATAGCGTCACCTCAATCTCATCGGGGGCTGTCAGCAGGTGCAGGTCGTAGTCCCAGGAGTCCAGGGTGTTCTGGTTGAGGTAGTCGTTGAAGCTCAGCACGATGTGGTGAAATGCGTCGAGCGCGCGTGACTGTCCCTCCTCCTCGTCAACCTGGTCAGAATAGGTGAGGGTCAGTTCCAGTGTCGCCCGAAGACTGACGGTGCTCATGCGAATGCTCCTTCCGGTCGAGCGCGGCCAACCGTGTACGCCGCCCAATCGTCTAACGTCATGCGGATACGTGTCCGCCGGGCGGTGTCCGGCTGCCAGCAGCGGTAGTACAGGTCTGCCAGCTCATCGTCAGCAAGTCGGCGCGCCACGCATCCGCCACACTGCGCGAGCGCGCTGAGCAGCACCTCGCAGCGACTGGTCAAGTCTTTGCGTACTGCGGCTTCGTGTGCTTCGAGCGCGGTGGTTTGGTCACGGAACGGCACACGAGATCGGGACAACGATGGGATCGGGGATGGAACCACCACCAAATACTCCCGGTCAAGAAGCGTCCGCACCCGGGACTGCTCCCGCAGGAAGTCGGCATAGCCGATAGCGTGCTCGCCGTACTCCGATGGGACATCTGCGAGGAACCGTTGCAGCCGTGGTTCCAGGTCTACGGGCATCACCCGTACGACGACCTGGACTGATGTGTCGAGCGTGTTGAGCAGTCGGGCAAAGGCACCCAGCACACCTTCCTGTTCATCTTCTCCCTGAAGATAGAGACTGATGCCCTGTACGGCGAGGATCGCGTGGGGTGGGCCGTCAATCAGTCGGGCAACCCCAGCCCGGATAGAGTCGAGCCGAACGTGCGTGAGCTGCGTGGATGCGCTCATCGCGCACTCCAGAGGGTGACCTTGGGCGTCCGCACGTATCGCCGAAAGATGCCCGTCCACGCCAGCACACCACGTCCCGCAGGACGCACCAGCGCGAGCAGGAGGCCGAGCGCGAGCGGAGCCACGGAGATCGCCACGCGCAGGGTCAGCGCCAAGTTATGCGGCAAGATGTGCCAGAGCAGGAAGCCCAGGAAGAAACCACCGAACGCCAGCAGTACCTGCCCGAACGTCAGCCCCCAATAGGGGCTGTCAGCAAGGTCGAGATGGGTTGGCAAGTCGATCATTTCAATGCCCCCGCCAGCGTATCGGCCAGCACCCGCGCCGACAGCACGATGGCCACGCCAATCAGCGCGCCGATGATGCACCTCTTCGCGGTTTCCTGCTGATGTGCGCTGCCTGCTGCTGTGGCATAGAGCACGCCGCCCCACGCGACGAAGAACGCCGCGACGACGACAATGATGGTCGTGAGTTGAGCGAGCAAGGACACAAACAACGCCGTGATTTTGGCGTCCAATCGTTTCCCTTCCTACGTTATGAGTTGACCCGATGGCCGAAGCGATCGGTATGAATGTCTCCCGGCAGTACATACCCCACGTAGGGCGCTTGCCACTCGCTGAGTGCGTACTGCTGCAAGCCGTAGAACGTGATACTCGTAAACTGTCCACCTCCATCCGCTATGCCGACGTGCCCCCAATACCCGTTGTCGAGGCTGGGGGCGAAATACACGATCGCACCAGCGGGAGCCTCTCCGGTGTGTAGGATGCCAAGCGACCGCATGCGATCGGCGGCGGCCGCTGCGCTGATGCCCTGATTGCCGATGCCCGTCGTCTGCTCAACGAAGGTCTCGCAGAAGGTGTTGGTGCCACTGCCCCAGGCTGTCGAGCCAAGGGTGCGCGTGGGGAGCAGATGCCGCCCCAGCCCTTGCAGCGCCGACACCTCAGCATGGATGATGCTGCCCGCGATCCCGAACGTCTGATAGACCGCCCACGAGTACCAGGTGATAACAGCAATGACGCACGCCACCGTGAATACGCCCGTCAGGAATACGAGTGCGCCTGTCACCCACAGCGACCAAGTGAGGATCCTCACGACTCGACGCGCCGCTCATAGATGGACGGTTGGGATGCGGGACGTGACGGCGTCGGTGGTGTCGGAGGGTCTGTTGTGGGAGCAGACACGGCACGGGGAGCCGGGGATGCACTTGCCGGTGTGCCTCCACCAGCGCCTACCGGGGCACTCGATATCTGCCGCTGCGCGCCCATCAGCATGGCTGCGCCACTCGCCGCCAGACCTGCCCCTCCCGTCGCCATGCCAAACCCAGCCCGTGCCACCGTCGTGCCTGCACTCGCCAGCATCAATGCCGACGCCAGGCCGTTGCTGTGATACCCCGCCTGCACAATGGACGGGATCTTCAAGGTAAACAGCAACACGGCGATGCCCAGGATCGTGCTCGTCAAGCCGCCCCCAAGGTCAGCCACGAGCGCAATCCCCAGCTTCAGCGCGAGCACCTGAAGGAACTGCACGTATACCGCGCCGACAAACGTCCCCAACCACCGAGAGAACAGGCCGTGCGTCTGCGGTAGGATCCACAGCACCCACGCGGCCGGGGCCAGGATGATGCAAATGTCCAGGAGCACCAGCCGCATCGCCATTTGGAGCAACAGCACGAGTGCGGTCAGCAGGTACGCCGTCCGCGCCAGCACGTCACTCAGCACCGGGGTCGGCGGTACCGGCTGCTCCCACGACGGCAACGCACCGCCAACACCCGATGCGAGGGCGTTGTTCAGGTCAATCATCCAGTGGCATAACTCCATCGAAATGGAGATGAGCACGGCACCCACGGCTGCACGTGCCAGCAGCTCGAGCGGATCACTGTGGACGATGCCCACACGACGTCCCGTGGCGATCCACAGACCACCAGCGCCAATCACGAGCGCAAGCGACGCCAGGGCAGCAACCCGGACACTGGCGGCCAGCGTGACCACATGACCGTTGTCGTACGAATACTCCGGAGGCGTCTGCGTGATGAAGTTCCCGTGACCCGACGCGATAGTGCTGACGACTTTCTGGAGTTGATCGGCCAGCGTCCCGAGCATCAGCGCGAGCGATGACTGGAAAACCTGCCCCGCGAGCTCTGCCGGTGTCGGCATGGA